GGGGCTCCTCCCAGGGATAGGCGTCTGGTCGTCTGAGTCTACCCGCGGTTAGTGCGTTCCCACGATGAGCGGTGCAGGTGGCATCGACCGCTCTCGTGGTTCGTGAGGTTCCGGCAGTGCTTCCGCCAGGCGACGACGTGGTAGCCGACCTTCGGCCCCTCGATCGACGCACCGCACCGCTTGGCGCTCATGGCTGTCCCCCGCTCGTGAAGGTGATGCTGTCGGCGTCGACTGTCTCACCGTCGGGCATCGGCTCCCACGGTCCCGAGTACACCCGTCGCCGATGCGTCGCTGGCGGAGGAGGCGCGATCTGCTCCAGACCGCCCGCGTAGATCGTCACGCCGGGTGCGGTGGTGATGTCGGCGTAGTGCGCGTGCTCGACACGGGTGAGCCGGTACCCCGCGGCCCAGAGCGCGTCGGCGATGGCGAACCGGTCATCGAGCACGACCCAGTTCTTCGCCGCCTGCATGACGATGCCGGAGATGTCGTTCGACTGCTGGATGCGAGCGACCTCGGCGTCGTGGAGCCTCTGCATCTCGCGGGCTTCCGCCTCGCGGTCGGCGCTCATATCCAGGACTCCACGATCGCCGGGTCGTCGTCTCGGAGCCGTCCGATCTTCCGGCGACCGTTCGGCACCAGGGCTCGGGCGTCCTCCAGGGAGTCGGCCAGGCCCACCGGCTCGTAGGCGGACACGACGCCGTTCTCCACGAGCCATGCGCGGAGTACGAACTTCTCGGGGTAGTCCGACGGGTGGTCGTAAATCGTGTACGCCCAGATGCCGGTGCTCCCGGTCGCCGCCTGCGTCACGGTGATGTCCTCGTGCTCGCTCACGCCGTCGCTCCTTCCGGTGCCGGTGCGATGGCGAAGCACGGGCGCTCTCTGCCGTCGGGGAGGATGACGAACTCGGGGCCGCTGAACAGGCCGAACGCGGCCCAGTCACATCCGCGACCCGTGTACGGGTCGGGCGACTTGTCGAGCGCCCCGAGGAGCCTGCCGACGCATATCTGTCCGAGGTGGTCGGAGCCGTAGCCATCGCGGCCAGACGCTTCGAGAGCGGCTTTGAAGTCCGCACTCCGGGCGATGTCCCCGCACTGCGGGCAGATGAACGCCCAGTCCTGCGGGTTGTCGCCGAAGCGGGAACGGAGTTCGGCGACGAGTTCGTCTTGGGTGCGCTTGACGACGGTGTGCTCAGACATCGAACATCCCCGGTGCCGGTGCGAACTCGGGTTCGACGTAGGTGGGGCTCGCGATCATCTTGTCGAGGTTCGCGTACATGCTGGTCGAGTTCGTCAGCGCGGCCTCCTCGTCGCGGAGGAAGTCGGCCTTGGTCATCCCCATCTGCTTGCCGCGTCGCGTGTGCACGTCGTACACCCAGCGGGGAATCTCGAACTGCTCGGCGGGGATGCCGATGATCGCCTCCGCCTCCTGCACCTCGGCCATGAAGTGATCGTCGGGCAGACGGTCGGAGACGAGGATGTTGAGCGCGTCAGCGTCACGCGAGTGCTTCGCGGTCGAGAGGAGCACGATCGCCTTCGCGATGAAGATGCGGCCCTTGTCCTTGACGCCCTTGCCCTCGTTCACCTTCTGCCAGGCGTCGTACAGCGCGACGACCTCGTGGGTGATCACGCCCGCGCAGTCCTCCGCGCTCACGGTCATGAGTCGGTTCCACGTGTAGTTCGCGAACTGGGGGAACAACTCATTGGCCGCTCGTGCGGCGAGGGTCGAGTCCCCGCGGCGGAGCGACTTCTGGAGGAGGGATGCGACTTCGTAGAAGTCCATGCCGGACTTCGTGCGCTGCTGGTAGCCCATGTGAGGTGTGCCCTTCGGTTGTGTTTGGCTTACACCTATAGCCTATCAGTTTTCGGGCGGGACCGGGGACTTCCTGGCCGGGAGCAGGGTCGCGCGGTTCGCCAGGATCGCGGCTCGCACCAGCGTCGAGTCGGCGTACGCGGCGTACTCCGGCACGTCCTTGTCGAAGCAATGCGACTGCCAGCCGGGCTCGACCATGTAGGTGTGTGCGTCGCCGATCCGAGGGTCGTGCGCGACGATCGAGCGCACCGTCTCGGGGTCGGCACCGTAGCGCTCCGCCGCGAGGTGGAGTTCGTGGAAGAACGTCACCTTGGTCGCCAGGTAGGCGTTCTCCGCGAGTTTCGCGAGGATCACCTCGATCGGGGTGGCTACGACTTCCTCGCCCTCGGACACGGCCCGCCGGAACCACAGGGGCACGTTGCCGGTGAAGATCGAGAACCCCATCTGGAGGACGCCGCGGCGGGACCACTGCGTCGCGCCGTAGAACTCGGGGGCGAAGCCGATGCGTGCGGTCATCGAGCGGTACAGGGCGGTGTCGAGGAACGACGGTGTGACCGTGGATCGGATCAGGATGAAGTCGGCCACGTCGCGGTACTGCCTAACCGCGGTCAGGAGGTCGGAGTGGTCGAAGCCGCCGCCCTCGGCGCGGGGCGTGTTCACGAGGATCACGGCGAGGTCGACCCGCTGGCCGTCCCACTCGTAGCCCTCCGGCGCGTCGGTCGCGATGTCGCGGACCATGTAGGCGTGCCCCGCCGCGGCGAGCGCCGGTGCGTAGTCCGTGAACACCTCGCGCCCGATGACGCCGTACCCCACCTGCAAGACCCTCATGGCACCTTCACCGTCAACTTCTCGTTGCCCTTGTTGTTCTTCGGGATGATCACATCGGAGCCCCACCAGCGGATGAGGTTGTCGATTTCCCGCTGACGCCGAACCTGGGTTCGGAACTCCATGTTGCCGCCCGCCAACTCGTCCTTCGCGCTGGAGGCGAAGTACCGCATGTCCATGTGCACGATGCGGGCCTCGACCATCGCGGACAGGCAGAAGTCGTAGTCGGTCTTCAAGACGTTGCGCTCATCGAAGCGGAGGTCGCGCCCGACGACGCCGAGCACGGTCCCGAACACGCCGCGGAGCCGGAACGGCACGAGGGGGCTCGACTTGCGGAGGTCGAGGGGGCTCATGCCGAACGCGATCGAGCCCTGGTCGTGCGCGTGCACCACCATGTCGAGCACGGCCAACTTAATCCGCTCGGTGTCGAGTCGGACGGAGCGTCGGCCTGCCACCCAGTAGACGGCGTTCACGTCGTCATCGAAGAACACGACCGTTCGCTGGGGGAGGGTGTCGAGGACGTAGTTGCGTACGACGCTGAGGCCCTGGAGGCCCCGTGGAACCTCGAATCGCTCTACCGCTCGGTAGTCGTAGTCGTCGTATCCCTCACCGCTGTAGAACAGCGTGTACCCCTCCAGGAGCGTGTCGGTGAACTTCGCCAGAGTGGCCGCGCGGTCCCGCGACACGACGACCACGGCGACATCGTGGTCCCGGCAGAACCCGGCGAGGTCGACCTTCACTGCGGGTCCACCTTGTCGAGGAAGTCGGCGTACTCGATCACCCGACCGTACGAGGCACCCTGTTTCAGCGCGCCGTCCACGTAGCGCTTCTGCGTGTTCTCCAGGCCGAGGCGGGTGAGCAGGTTCGTGTAGTCGAACTCGGTGCGGCACAGGATGGTCACGTACTGGTAACGCTCGAACGGGGCGAGGTCGAGGCCGGGCCGCTTCTCGGGCGTCCCGCTCTTGCCGTCGATCTTGTCCTCCTCGTCCTGCGGCACGATCAGCGCGTCGATGTCGAAGCCCGCGAGGAGGTCGGCGGGGATGTCCTGCATGACCTCACCGAGTTTCGGGAGGTCGAAGAACGCGAAGTCGCTCGTGCGGTTCTCCGCGATGGCAAACGCTTTCTGCTCATCCTCGGAGAGGTCGCTCGCGTCGATGACCGGCACCTCGTCCAGACCGAGTTGCACGGCGGCGCGGTAGCGGGTGTGACCGGCGCGGATGAGGTTGTCGGTCCCGATGACGATGGGCACCTTGAACCCGAACTGGCGGATCGACTCGACCACGTACGCGACGGCCCCGCTGTTCACGCGGGGGTTGTCGGGGTCGGGCCGGAGGTCCGCGACGCGCATCATGCGGATCGCGGGAGCTTCCGGCTTCGCCTTGCGGGCGGGGCTCACGCCGCCGTCTCCTTCTCGGGTCGGCGGGCGGCTTTCAGGATCGCCACGTCGCTGACCTTCGCCGCTCGGGCCATCTCCGCCCACGAGTGCCCGGCCTTGCGGGCAGTGCGGACGGCGGCACCGATGTAGCGGTCCTGGTCGGCGAGTCGCTGGGCGATCTGGCGGCGCTTCTCGAATGCGCGGCCAACCTCCAGCACGGGCTCGGGAACGGTGGGCGTCGTGATCGTCATGGGTTCATCCTACCTCGGGTTAGGGGGCGAATAGCAACGGGCACCGGTGCTCGGGTGCACCGGTGCCCGCTGGGTTGGGGGTGGTTACTTCTGGCTGTTCACCTGGCGGCGGCGGAGGCCGAGCACCACGAGTCCAGCGCCGGTCGCCACGGCGAGCGCTCCGAGGGTCATCCCCCAGACCTGGCCCACCGGGTCGAGTCCGGTCTGCGCGAGCGTGTCCTCGGCGGGTGCCGCGGCGCGGGTGACCTGAGCGGTGACCGGCTTGGTCGGCTCATCGACGGTCGGCTCCTCCGGCGTGGTCGGAGTCGTCGGCTCCTCGGGCTCGGTGGGCGTCGCGGGCTCCTCCGGCTCGGTCGGCTCCTCCGGCTCCGTGGGGGTCGTCGGCTCCTGGTAGCAGGGGGCCTCGGGGTCGTCGCCCTGGTAGCCGGTCGCGTGGGCCACGATCAGCGTCTGCGTGGTGTTCCCGCCGGTGATCTTCGTCCCGTAGGGGAACGCGGGGTCGAAGCCGGGGCCGACCTTCTGGAGGGTCGCGACGTACGCGCCCGCACCCTCGAACGGCTTGTCGAGGTACACGCGGAAGCCCTGGCCGGGGAACTCGTACCCGTTCGGGTTCTGCGCGGGCGGGTTGTTGAGGAACGGGAGCGACCCGTCAGCCTCGCACGTCGGCGGGAGCACGGTCAGGTCGGGCACGGTGATGCCGACCGGCGGGCAGGCCGTCGTCTTGCCGGTGATCGTCTGGGTGCCGACGCCGTTCCATCCGACGAACGACGCGATCCATGAGTGCTTCTTCGTGCCGTCGAGCGGGATGGTCGCGTTGTGCGAAGTGCCGAACTCGGCGCTGTACACCTGCTCGCCGTCGACCGACACGGTGACCGTGTTGGGCGTCTCGTCGGCGGCGACGTACGCGGGGTTCGGGATCGTCGGCTCGCCCTGCGCCGGAGTCTCGGGGACTGCCGGGACGTAGGCGGGGTTGTCGATCACGATGGTCGGCTCGCCGACGGCGGGCTGAGCGGGCGTCGCTTCGACCTGGCGCGTCTCGCCCGTGAGGTACCAGCCGAGGCCGGGGTTCCACGTCTTCGAGTCCTGCCACTTCGTCTTGCCGGTGATGATCTGGCGGTACTCGTACTCGGTCTTGTAGGTCGCCTCGACGGGGGCCTTGTAGTCCGGGTTCGGCACGGTGATGCGAGGCTCGCCGACGGCGGGGGTGCCGGGGATCGCGGGCCGGTAGTCCGGGTTCGCGATCGTCGGCTCGCCGGTGGCGGGCTTCGTCTCGTAGTACGACGCCGAGATGGTGATGGCCTCGCACGTGGCGGAGGCGGCGGGGGTGTGCGCCGAGGCGGGGGCCGCGGTGAACGCGAGTCCCGCCGTGGCGAGCAGGACCGCGATGGTCCCGCCGGTGATTTTCCTCATGGCTGGATGCCTTTCGGTTGTGGGTGGTTGAGGTACTTTCAGCCTAACTCACGTTAGGACGTTACGGGAAGGCGTCAGCCCTGCCGATCTTCGACGTGCCGCGCGGATCGGACATCGACCTTTTGGGCGACGCTCCACAGGGCCTCGGTCGAGATGTGCGGGCCGAACGGGCGGCGTCCGCGCCACTCGAACGTCTCGCGCGCCTCGTGCTCCCAGTAGCCCTTGTACAGACCGAAGATGGACTGGATGATTTCGGAGTCCGTCGCGTGCGGGGACGGCCACGCCTTGCCGCCGTAGCCGAGGCCCGGCTTCTTCGTGATCACGTCCATCCGCCAGCACACGATCTGGAGGAACAGGGCTCCGCCTCGCTCCTCGCTCTGGCCGACGCGCACGCGACAGTTCATGCCGAGCGAGATTTCGGCGACGATGCCGTGCAGGCGGGTCAGGAACGCATTGTCCTCGTCGGTGTAGACCTCGGGGTGGTCGTACTCCCACGGGCACCGGCCCGCCGGGGTGATGTCCTCCAGCCAGGCGCGTCCGCACGTCCCGCAGACGAGCGCGCCGGGAGTGGACGGGTCGACGGCCTCGATGCCGAGCATGCCGGTTTCCATCAGAACTCCAGGCTTCCGGCCACGGTCAGGGCCTCGTCGGTCTGCTCGGACAGGTGGTCGAGTCGGGCCTGGTCCCACTCCTCCCACGCCTCCTCGTCGTCGGCGCTGGGCTCCTCGTCATCGAACGACTCGACATCGAAGCCCTCCACCTCCTCCAGGGCGGCGTTCGCCGTCTCGACGTACTCCTCGAACTGGCTGTTGCCGTTCTCCCACGCTTCGAGCGCCTGCTCGCGCATCTGCTGGTACTCCTCGACGGCGGAGCGCAGTTCGTCCCACGCCGACTCCAGGTCTTCGTGCGTGTCGAACCCGGCGCTGGCCGAGTCCTCGAACGCCTCGACCGCGGACATCGGCTCGGATGCCGCCGACGTGGTGAGTTCGCTCGGGCGGAACGGGTGCTGGAGGCACCGGTACTTCGGGCGACCGCGGTAGCCGGGGCTCGCGGTGAGGTAGGCGTCGCCCTTCGGGATGGGGTGGTTGCCGCGCCCGCAGACGTGCTCCTTGCGGCTGTTGTTGATCTGCTTGACTCGTGCCATTGCTAACTGCCCTTCGGTTCGGTTGTTCGGTCGATGATGCCCATGCTGTCCGCCATGACCAGGAGCGGATCGGAGTCGGCGAAGCGGTCGTACCAGCCCGCACAGATCGCGTCGCCCTGTCCGGCGATCGTCGTCTCGTGGCAGATGAAGTGCGCACCGGTGACATCCTTCGTCTCGCGCACGATGTCGGCGACGCGGGAGCCGGGCACGATCCGCTGAGGCGTGAAAGCGCACTGCCCGCACATCTCGCTCAGGACGTGCACCTTGCCGTCTCGGAACGTGTCAACCACGGGGTGCCTCCTCGGTGTGAGTGCACCGGCAGGTGCCGTCGGACCAGTACGGGGTGCCGGAGCACCAGCCGCGGTATCCGCTGTACGTCGGGTAGGGATCGTCGGTCAGGACCATGAGCCGGAACATGCCGGGATCGACGGGATCGCGGTGCGCTCGGGCCATCACTCGGCGGCGTCGGCGCTCGGCCAGCCATCGCTTCACAGGTACAGACCTCCGGGGTTGCGGTCGGTCAGGTGGCCCTCGATGTCGACGGGCACGAGGATCGAGACGGCTTTCGTCTCGCACATGGCGCGGATGACCTCGGCGGCGGGCCACCCGAACACCGGGAGGCTCGCGACCATCTGCCATCCGGCGTAGTCGAGGGGGCCGAGTTCGCGGATGAACTGCGAAGCCTCGGCGCTCATGGGGAAGTTCACGGTGAGGCGCACCTCGTCGCCGCCGTGGTTGTACGGCATCGGCGCGTTGAACGCATAGCCCCAGCCGTGAGGACGGTGCTTGTCGTCGCGGTAGGTGCCCTGCCAGACGCGGGTGACCGTCTCGTCGTAGGACCAGAGGGTCGCGTCGATGATGTGCGCGTTCTCGTCGTACACGCCGTCGTGGCCGAAGTCCGCGACGACCCACGAGTGCTGTCCGGTCACGCCGACGGCGTAGCCGCGGGCGACGCGCGCGCCGGGGAAGATGCCGCTCTTGACGATGGCGAGGCTGACGGCGTGGCACTGGTGGGCGACGCGATCCAGCGGGTAGTCGATCCGGCGCATGAGCGTCGCGACATCTTCCGGCATGGGGAGGTCGGGGGCACGGTTCATCGGTGGGCCTTTCGGTTGTGCTTACACCTATAGTCTAGTCGACCCCGTGCCCCCGTGTCTAATCCGAGTTAGGACGTGAGGACGCGGCGCACGGCCTCCAGATCGCGGTGCGCCTTGTGCGGCTTCGCGTCGTAGTACGCCTCGGACTCCAGGTACGACACCGCCATCGAGATACGGGCCTGGTCGCTGGTGCCGGTCAGCACGAGGTCGTCCAGCCAGACGCGCGCCGGGTCGTGCTGGAGGTCGGTCGCGACGAGCGCCATGATCCGCTTCTCGCCCTCCGGCTCCCACGAGATGCCGTCCTCGCCGTTGTAGACCCGCCAGCCGCCCTCGTGGACGTAGCGGATGCCCACGAGTACCCCCTCGACGGGTTTCGGCTTGGAGACGGCGCTCCAGCGCTTCCCGCGGTACACCCAGCCCTTCCAGGTGCGGTTCCCGTACCGGTCTTCGCCGTCGCGCTTGCGCTGGTGGTCGATGTGTCGCTCCAGGCGATCGGCGGCGGTGACGCGGAGGCCGAACGCGGCATCACTGCGCTCCATCCTCGATCACCTCCAGCACGCACTCGTCCCACACCTTCTCGGCACCGACGACGACCTGGCGGAGGTCGCATCGCACGAGGGCAAGCGGGTAGTCCAGGCCGGTGTTCGACACACTGCCCTCGCCGGAGCCGTCGAGGTCGGGAAGCCAGCCCGCCACGTCGCGCTCGCCGGAGATGACGGTCGCGCTGAGGTCGAGCCGGTCGGGCAGACGATCTGACACGAGCGATCCCTCGGCGTAGATCAGCGCGCCGTGCGGGTGTCGCTCCCGGCGCTCCAGGTGCTCGATCACGCCGACGAGCACGTAGGGCTCGGCCACGGTCGACGGGAGCACGAGCGGGATGCCGCGGTCGATGTCCCACTGCATCGCGGTCGGTTCGATCAGCCGTCCGTCCTCGGTCGCGACTCCCTCGACGGCGATGATGCCGCGCCACCGGGTCACAGCGGGACTCCGTTCTGGAGGTCGGACGACGGGGACTCGAACTCCAGGCGGGTCGTCGTCGCGGAGACGAGCACCCACGGGGCGTCCGGCGCGGCGGCGATCATCGACTGGAGCGCTTCGAGCAGGGAGGCCGCGGTCAGCGGTTGCGCCTCGCCGAACGACCCGCGGTTCTCGAACACTCCGACGCGGGTGTGGCCGGGGGTCGCGGGGTTCGCGCCGGGGGCGCGGATGTCAGGCTCGGTCATTCGCCTACCTCCGTCCACTGGAGCACGCCCCGGTCGATCCAGACGCGGTGCGTGCCGTCGTACATCGCGCCCTGCGCCATCGCTGTCCCGACGAGCGCGGTGAAGCGGCAGTCCATGAGCGAGGTGCCGGTCCCGGCTTCCTCGAACCTCTCGGGGAGCGGGTGCTGGATGACCCACTCGCGGCCCTTGACGCGCACGAGGTGGCCCTCGCCGCCGGTGGCCTGCACGAGTTCGCGCTCGACCCCCTCGGCGAGCAGGGTGATCCAGCCGTCGAGGGTCGTCGGCGTGGTGTCCTCGGTCCAGGCGGCGTCGGTCTTCTCGATCCCGGCCTTGATCAGATCGCGGAGGGCGCTCATGCCTGCCTCGCGATCCACAGGGCCGCGGCCCAGAGCAGGACGTTCACGGCGACGGCGGTGGGCACGACGACGGTGATGAACGCGACGATGCGGAGCACCTGTCCGTTTGTCACGGGCTCGCCCGCTATGGCGTCGCCGTCGGGTCCGCGGCTGGGCATCTTGGTCACGTTCACAGGGGTGCTCCTTCGATCAGGCGGTGTATATACAGGACGACTTGGGCGGCGGTGGCGACGATGAAGAACCACCGCCATCGGTCAGACGATCGCTTCGAGCGCGCGGCGGCGTCGAGGATCATCCGCATCGGGGCGGGCGGGGACATGGTGGCGTAGTGCTCGGTGCCCTCGGGGTGCGGGGGCCGGTCGCAGGTGCCGATCGCGAACGGGGCACCGCACACCTCGTGGCTGTCCGCCATCAGAGGACGGTCTGCTCGGGCTCGCCGTTCGCGTCGGCCTCACGGTCCCACGAGTCGGCGACGTGGCGGAGGATCGCCGCGGCGTTGCGCTTCGACATTGTGGACCGGGCCATGATCTGCAAGGTGTCGGTGTCCGGGTCGCCGAGCGCGGTGACGAGGAGCGGCGCGTTCGTCATGTCCATCGGGACGATCGTGGCTTCGTCGGGAATGCCCATCGCGGCGCGCGCGGCTTTCTCGTCCGCGGTGCTGAGGCGCTTCGCGTGCGGCCCGAGCATGTCGCCGAGGTTCATATCGGTCATGGTGTGCCCTTCGGTTGGTGTTGCGTGGCTTCTGCGGCGTTGCGTCGCATGATGTCCCCGAGGAGCGCGTGGCCCTTCGCGGTGATGCGCACGGTCGTCGGCTTCGCGGGCTTCCCGCTCCACCCGTCCGCGACGGCGTACTCCGGCCCCATGCGCACGAGGTCGGCGGCGGTGGGGACCGGCTCAGGCATGCGCGTCCTCCAGGGAGAGCACGAGGCGCATCCCGGCGGCGGCGTACGTGTCGATCAGGTCGCCGAGGGCGACGTGCCGGATGCGGTCAAGGTTCTCGATCACTCGGGCCTCGCGCCACGGCTCGTCGCGTCCACCGTGCCAGCGGGTCGTCGGCGTCTCGGGCGCGTCATTGTCGTACGAGAGGTCGACGGGTGTGCGGAGGTCATCGACGGTCGGCTGGCGGAACTCGGGGCGCAGGTGCACGTCGACATCCGGCTCCGGGTCGACGGATGTTTCACGTGAAACATCCGAGTCGATCGCGGCTTCGGCGGCGTCGCGGCGCTCCTCGGCTTCGGACTTGCCGGGCACCCAGCGGGCGTGACGACCGCGGGTGTTGCGGTAGCCCAACTCGCGCATGATCTTGCGCAGGGTGTCCTTCGTACATCCGCCGATCGCCTGGCACAGTTGCTCGCTCGTCGGCTCGGGGTTGTCCTCCAGGAACCGGCGCGCGAACTTCACGCGGGTCGCGTGGTCGCCGGGAACAATGGGCGGTTCGTCCGCCGGATTGTTCGCGAATACGGGGTGATCAGGTGCCATTGCTTTGAACTCCCCGACGGTGAACTTGCCCTCCGGCAGAGTGACCGAATCGCCGCCCGATTGCTTTGTCAGGTGGTAATGCCCGCACGCCTCGCACATATACGGGACGATGGTGAGTTTCGACTCTTTCGAGCGCCTTTGTGCTTCGCGACCGGCTTCCCCCCCATCGCTCCATTTGCGCTTCGTCGGGTGCTTCGGGCACTTCTGCCGCTCGGTGAGATTGACGACGGGGTGAAACCCGTTCGACCCGCTCATGCGACCGGCTCCGGCGTGCGCGGCCCTCGGGGCTGGCGGAGGCGGTCGAGGTTCCGCTGAGCCGCGGCCTCGCGCTCGGACTTCCAGGCGTCGATCGTCTCGCGCTTCCAGGCAGGCGTGCGACCGATCACCATGTCCGGCGCGGGCATGTCCTGGTCGAGAGGGTTGCCCTCGCGGCGGCGGCGGTTCGCGTCGGTGTGGTACGTGCGGACGGATGCCGGGCTCAGGCCGAGGAGTTCAGCGATGTCGGCAAGGCCGAGGAGCACGTTTCCGAGAAGTTCACTCTGCTTGGTCACAAGTCGTCCTTTCGATGTCCGCGTGTGCGGTGTAGTTGCCGAGGGCGCTTCCGCCGAGGAGGCAGATAGTGCCGACGATGAGGTGCGAGGCGATTAGGGGCCAGTCCATGCTCGGTGCCTTTCCGGTTGTGCTTACACCTATAGTCTAGTCGACTGTCGGGTCCGGTGTCTAATCCCGGTTCGGGTCGAGAGACGAGAATGGGCCGGGAGCGAGTTGTAAGCCATGCTCCCGGCCCTGCGATTACGGCCAACCGCGGGGGCATCCCGCCCTGGCTGAGCCAGGTACCGTCATCGCACTCATCGTACCCCAGTTAGGGGAGTCAGAACGGCGTGTCGTCTCCGAACGATCCCGGAGTGCTCCAGGCGTCCGACGTGCTGGAGCCGGGCGTCGACCACGGCTCATCGCTCGCGGGCGCGTTGTAGCCACTCTGCGCGGTGCCGCGCTGTCCGCCGCCGTTCGACGCGGTGCGGGTCACCTGCGCGGTGGCGTACCGGAGGGACGGACCAATCTCGTCCACCTCCAGTTCGATCGCCGTGCGCTGGTTGCCCTCACGGTCCTGGTACGAGCGCTGGCGGAGGCGACCCTGCGCGATGACGCGCATGCCCTTCGTCAGCGACCCGGCGACGTGCTCGGCGAACTCCCTCCAGACGCTCGCGCGGAGGAACAGCGCGTCGCCGTCCTTCCACTCGTTCGCCTGCCGGTCGAAGTTGCGCGGGGTGCTCGCGATCGTGAAGTTCGCGACGGGGAGGCCGTTCTGCGTGTAGCGCAGTTCGGGGTCGGCGGTGAGGTTGCCGACGACGGTGATCACGGTTTCGCCGGGCATGTCAGCCTGCCGGTCGATCGCCGTAGACGACCTCGCCGTCGGCGTCCTCGATGTAGCCGCCCGCGTCGCGCGCGGTGGCCTTCACGAGGTCGTCCAGGGAGGGGTCGCCCGCGATCAGGTCGCCGTGGTCGTTGTAGACCTTGTACGGCCCGCCCATCAGCCGACGTGCTTCTGGACTTCGGCGACGACGTAGACCGTGATGTCGCTCGCGTTGTACTCGACGGTCATCGGCTCGCTGTAGAGCCCGGCGACGGCGGGGGATACCCAGCACACGCCGCTGTCGATGAACAGGCGCGACGACTGGTCGCCGCTCCACACGATGCGCACAGCGTCGCCGGGATTGCTCCCGTGCTCCTCGGTGCTGGGGCTCTCGTCCCCGGCCTCCCAGTTCGCAGAGGGGTCGTCTTCCTTCCACCCTGCGGCGGGCACGTCGTCGGGCTCGGTGTAGCCCTCCTCGGGGCTGTCGTCGTCCGTCTCCTCGTCGTCACCGGGGTACTCCCCGATGCCGTTCTGGGCGAGGATCATCATGGCCGAGATGGTGCCCTGCGCCGCGTCGGCCTCCGAGCCCTCGATGACGACCTCGCTCGACGGGCCTCCGCCGAACATGCCGCCGCCCTGGCTGGTCTTGACCTTGATTCTCACTGCTGTCCTCCTGCGTTCTGACGCTCTGCGTCGGTGAAGTCCGCGGCCTGTCCGAGCCGGGAACGGGTGATGCCTGCGGACGCCGCCGCGAGGCCGGATGTCGCGCCGTCGGCGTTCGCGCCGTACGACATGGTGGAGCCCGCCGCGAAGCCGTAGCCGCCGCCGGTGGCGAACGCATCGACGTTCGCGGCGAGGTAGATGAACTCCCAGCCGTACGCCTTCGTCTGCGCTTCGACCATCTCGCGCACCCGGTCGAGGGTGTACTCGCGGCTGGCGTTCTCCGCGCCGTCGGTGACGACGCAGACGATGACCTTCGCGGGTCGGTCGTCCTCGTCCATCGCGTTCAGCCGCTCGCCGATCGTGACGATGGCGGTGCCCACGGCGTCGTTCAGCGCCGTCAGGCCGCGGGGGACGATGATGTCGGCCTTCACGTCGTCCGGGCGCACCCAGTCGAACGGGTGCTCGACGGTGCTGTCGAACGTCCAGATGTCGACGGCGAGCGCGCCGGGCTGGCGGGACTGCTCGGCGAGGAGCGATGCGATCCCGCCGTTCATGTCCTTCGCGATGCTCGACATGCTCCCCGAGCGATCTACGATCAGCGCGAGGAGCGTGAGGTTCTGGTCGGTCATACCGTGCCTTCCTGGTCGGTGCTCTCGGTGATCGAGAGCGGGGTGATGGGCGTGAGCCCGTGCTGAGCGAACACGACTTGGGTGATCATGTCCCACTCGGCGGTCGTGAAGTTCACGGTGACTTCCTTGGCCTCGGGGCCGTACAGGAGTCGGGCCTCGTCGCCGTCGCGGCGCACGAGGGTCATCCGGTCGGCCTTGCCGATCCGGCGGCGTTCGAGCCTGGGGGCGCGGGACTTCCGCGCGCCGGAGGTGAGCGCGTCGATCGCTTCCTGCGCCTTGCGGGCGCGCTCGGCCCACTCGGCGGCGAACTCCTCCAGGACATCCGCCGCCATCGGGTTATGCAGGTCGACGTGCTTCGCGTTCACCCTCGGGCCTCCGTGATCATCTGCCGGAGCGCGATCAGCGCCTCGCCCAGCGAGTCGGCGTTGTCGACGGCCTCGAACGCGCGCTCCAGACCCTGCGCGTGGCCGAGCGAGAGCCCGTCGTCGTGCCCGCGGTAGTAGTGCTTGTCGGCGAGGGACTGGTACGGCTCGATGTCGCGGCCCTGGAGGAGTTCGGGGACGACGTGGATGTGCCCGCGGTCGCGCTTCTCGCGGAGCCTTACGAGCCGCCGGTCCCGGAGGAGGTTCGACAGAGCACGGGACTTGGAGGAGTCGCCCCACCCGGTCGCTACCTGCACGTCGTGGCCGGTGATCCCCGCGTACCCGGCCTTCTCGGCGAGGTGCATCACGAGGGCCTGCTGGTCGGCGAACGTCTCGGACTGGTCGGCGGCGAGTTCGGTCGAGGCGCTGGCGCTGTTGTGGCCGTAGGAGCCATCGGCGTACGGCGCGGGTGCCGGGATCGGGTCGGTGTACGGATTGCTCATGATGTCCTAACTGCGCTTCGGTTGGGGGTACGATATGGGGAGTGCGGCCCGGCTTCCCCAGCCTCCGGGCCGCTCCCCCGCCGCTCCCCAGCGGCGATTCCCCAGGACATCCGGGCGGGGTGGGGGGGTTCCCCGCCCGGATGCCGTCTTGATCAGACGCTCGCGAGAACCTTGAGCGTCTTCTGGTCGATTTCGTCCCACTTGCCCTGCACGGTGCGGAGGCCGTTGCGAGTCTCGCGGTTCGAGTTGGTACCCCACACGTGGTGCTCGGCGGTGTTGACCGCGGAGAGCACCCCCCACGCGCTGTTGCGCCACGGGGCCACGCGGTCGTCGTGGTTCCACATGGTGTTGAGGTCGGCGATCTTGCGCTCGGCGTTGGTCAGGGCCTTGCCGGGCTTGTCGCGGTTGATCAGCGTGAACGCCTCCAGGAAGTCCGCCCACTGCTGGTCGCTGACGTACTGGCTCGTGAGCCGGGCGATTTCGCGGTCGATCGTGTCGCCGACTTCCTCGACCACGAGCCCGAGGTTCTGGCGGACCTCGCCCATGCGACCGAGCGACTTCGCCGAGTGCCGGACCTTGTGCCGGAGCGCGTCGGACTCGCGGAGCGCGTAGGTGAGCGTGTTGTCGCAGACCCAGAGCCGCGTGCCGACGAGGTACGTGGTCGCCATCGACCCGTCCATGCTGGTCGCCGCGGTGATGTAGGGCCGGTGCTTCACGCCCTCCGCCGCGGTGCGGGTGCCTTCGAGTTCGGCCTGCACCGATGCGACCGCGCCGCCGCGAAGCAGGAGTCCGGCGGCGAGTTGCAGTCCGCCGTGGGTGAGCGTGTCGAGGTTCTGCACCAGCCACTCCTTCGGCTGGTGAATCTGGTAGCCCTCCTTGAAGAACTTGAAGACCTCGCCGGTGTCGAGTCGGACGATGCCCTTGTGGCCCTTCGCCTCGAACGTGGACACGCCGTCCTCGCCGAGCACGGTCACCGTCGGGGTGCCCTCGGCGAGCGGGTAGGACATGAGGTCGAGCATGCGCTCCACGGGGATCGCGCCCTCGAAGTGGTTGTCGTAGCCCTCCAGGTGGTGCCACGCCTTCCCGCGCTCGGACGTGAAGCCGATGAGCGAGTTCTGGTTGAGCCATTCGAGCGTTTCTGCGGACATGATGTCCTGCCTTTCGGTTGAGGTTTGGCTTACACCTATAGTTTAGCCCACCCTCCGACTTGTTGTCTAATCGGAGTTAGGACGGAGCCGCCGGAGGGTGACCTCGCCCGCGGACCCGAGAACGCCGCCCCGCTGAGCGATGACTTCCCAGCCCTGTCGGACCAGCTTCTTCACCTTGCGGTTCGTGTACCCCGTGCGGATGGTCTTCACCTCGTACGGGTCGATGCTCTTTGCCATGTCGATCACCTCCTCCTATATGGCTGATACCAATAGCCTAACTGACCCCTCGGGCTCGTGTCTAATGCGGGTTAGCATCATCCTCCGACATCGGCCCGGTCCCGCCAGGCGTCGTCCGCCGGTGCCGTCGGCTTCGGTGCCCAGTCCTCCGGGCGCTCGCGCCGGTACACCTCCTCCGCCGCCTTCCGCGCCGAGTCGATCGTCACCTTGTCCCCGCGGTTGTACCCCTTTGACAGGCACACCTCCGTCGCTCGCCGTGCCGCTTCGACCATGAGACGAGACAGATCGCGGTTCTCCATGATGACCTCCGCCGCACAGACTAACCGGGGTTACCGACATCTTCGAGGGCAACCGTCGGGAGCGAAGCGACCAGAGGGCGGCAGTCGCGTCAGACCAGCCCTGCCGCCTCGCGTGCATCGCGCCTGTCGGGGAGTCGGCGCTCGGGATGCCGGAGGCCGTAGTGCCCTCGGAGCGAGTCGTACACCTCGTCGCTCCACAGCATCTTCGACCAGGAGCATCCCGGCTCGGAGCATCGGAGCATGACCTCGCGTTCATCGCTCGGTCGGAATCGAACCACCATGTGACGTGACCTTTCTACGTGGCCTGCCCGGCGAGGGCAGACTTCTCCCGGAGCGGGGCTCGGGGGTGGCTGGCGAGACAATATGCGCCCGTCGAGCGGGCACGCCAAGTGCCGCACGATCCGAGGACCGCACGGTAGGGGGAGAGGATCGCATCGCTGTGCACGGCTCGGCGGACCTCTGGAATCGAGGTCGCCACTATGGGCCGGATCGGTGCACGTCGCTCCCAACATCTAGTGGTGGTGCGCGGCGCTGGCCCCTATACTGGGGCGAGCAGGTGCCGCTACACCTGACTTCTCAGCCGGGTCGATCCTCACAAGATCGGCCCGGCTTCTTCTATGCTCCGGTCAGCCTACACCGGAGGCTCCCACCGTGAGAGACGATCTGAGGGCCTATCTCGGGGCCCGAGGTCCGGGAGTCCCGGCCAGGCCGTGAAATCGCCTCCTGGCGGCGTCGGTGCCTCGCCTGCGGGCACATGCTTGCTCGCTCCCCCCTCGTCATCGAGGAGGAGGAGCCCCCGCCACGTGAGCACCGGCACCGTTGCCGGGCTCGCCCATGACGGGACGATGTGCCCGCGCTGGCGGGCCTTGTCGGGGTGCGCGTGGATCGCGCCGTGGCATCCGGTCGTGCCGGAGCCACACACGGCGATGAGGTTCGCCGGGGAGTTGTCGGTGCCGTGCGACCGGAGGAGCCGGTGGTGCATGTTGAGCAGATCGCCCCACGGCCTGCCGCACCAGACGCACCGCCCCGCATCCCGGAGGAGTACGAGGCGGCGCGTCTGCGGCGTGGGGTCGTCGGTCACGGAGCGATCCCGAGCGACGCCATCACGGCGCGGCGTTGCTCCAGTTCAGCCCGCGACAGGGTGTACCGGCGGAGCACCCTGGCAGACCGGCACCGGAACGACGTGTCGAGTCGAGACTCCGGGTCCGGCTCGATGTCGCCGACCGGATCGACTTGCATGAGCCACGCGCCGCGGAGGGTGGCCGCGTACGTCGCCGCGAGGTCGCGCTCGCTCGTGATGTACACCCAGCCGTCGCCGGGTCGCCCCGAGCGCATCATCGGCTGAGGGATGAGCAGACCGTCCGCGGGGAACCGTCCGCCGTGCCACCACGTCGTCATCGGTTCCGCCGCTTGTATCGGCTCGCCGCGTCCTCGACCGTGCGCCGCGAGTAGTGCGTGCGCCGGGCGATGACCTTGTGCGGGATGCCCCGCTCCGCCGCCCACCCGAGCGTCTGCGCGAGCGGATCGAGCGCCTGCACGTTGAGCGACGCGAGCAGAGCCTCGTCGTACGACATCCCGGTCGCCTGAGCGCGAGCCTCGATGATGTCGACCACCCACGCGGGGAGGTCCGGGATGAGCGAGCCGGTCATCAGTATTCGCCCCGTCCTGCCGCGCCGTACATCGCCATGACCGACTTCGAGAGCGTCTGGTAGGCGGAGAGCGTCGACTCCGCCGCCCGGAGCCGACGGTCGACGTACTTGAACGCGACCTCGGCCACATCCATCGCCATCTTCTCGTGCTCGGTCGCGATCACCGCGTGTTGCTTGCGCTGTTCGACCGGCCCTTCCTTGCTCATGTACGCGCGAGCCCACGCGAGGTCGAACAGCCGCTCGGCCTCCCGGTACTCCCGCAACTTCACCGTGTACTCGTTCACCCCGGTCGACACCTCGGCGACTGCGGCACGGATGCCCGCCTCGATGTCGACCGGGTTCAGCACGCGGCTGTCGTTACTGCTCACCGCGCTCCTCGGGAGTCAGGAACGGCGTGACCCTCTCGCCCTGCTCGGTGAACCACGCCTGCACCTTCTCCTGGTCGCCGACGGCGGTGACCAGGCTCGCGAAGACGAGCAGGGCCTTCCCCGACACCTCCGGCCCCATCGACACCACGCGGTCCACGAACTCATTGAGCGCGTCCTCGGCTTCGGACTCCTCAGCCGTCCCGGCCTCCGCCGTCATGTACGCGCCGGTGTAGTTGATCAGGTTGCCGAGCACCTGGAGGCTCAGCGCGTAGCCACGCGCGTCCTCGCGCTCGATGCCCTCGGGGAGGTCGTTCTGCTCAGCCATCAGTTACCCGCCTCGTTGTCGAGCACGCGCGCTTCCGCGACGTGATCCTGGTCGTCCTTCTGCTCCGCCGCCTCGCGTGCGAGTTCGGCCTCGTGCGCCTCGATCGCGGCGCGCTCCGCGGCCTCCGGGTCGGAGGTGTCGGGCGTGGTGCTCTCGTCGGTCTGCGACTCGTCCTCCGGCTCGACCTCGGGGTACTGCGCGCCGGTGATGCGGAGCCAGTCGCCGAACAGCACCTCGTCGCCGGTCGGCGTCTCGACGTACAGGTTGAGGTGTCCGGCACCGCGGGCGATGTAGAACATATCCGCCGCGGCCTTCCGGCTCTTGACCTTCGAGAGGTCGTACAGCCCGACGGGAAGGTACTGCTTCGGCGCGGCCTGCTGGGGCGCGGCACCGGCGCGTGCGTCCTGTCCGTCGTTGTCGTCGCCGCCGGGCGCGACGCCGGTGACCGAGACGAGCATGTAGCGGCGGGCGTAGGTGAGCGCGGAGCCCAAGTCCTGCCAGCGGTCGCCCTTCCGGCCCACGGCCACGGAGCCCTCGATCGTCTGGCCGCTGTCGCCGTGCACGAGCGAGTAGTGCAGTTCGATCGTGCCGTCGGCGGCGGTGTCGGGGCGGGTGATCCAGGTCAGCCCGACGTTCGCGAGCGCGGGCAGGATCGCCGCGCTCACGTCTTTCAGGTCGGCGTAGTCGTACGAGTACGACCCGCGGGAGCCCTCGACCTTCGCGGTGTTGCCCTTCGCGACGGTGGGCAGGTGGTCGTGGAACGCGGCGAGCGCGTGCGCGAGCGTTGGGTACTGCGGGGTGTCGGCGTCAGCCATGATGTGCCTTTCTGGTTGGGTTCCTAATCGAGGTTAGCGTAGGGGTCGGACATTCACTTCCCGCGGCGGTCGGTGATCGTGTACTTCGGCTTGCCGGGCACGCCGCCGGGCGTCGCGACCGTGTAGCGCTCGATGAACTTGTCGTGCGCCTCCAGTGCCTTCGGTGCCTTCGCCGCCGCCAGGTCGCGGTCGAACTTCTTGCCCGGCTTCGACACCGGCGTCGAGCGCGTCACCTGAGCCATCCCGCCGCGGTCATCGGTGAAGTCGACACCGCCGCGCTCGCGATCGTAGTGCTCGGTCAGAGCGGCCCACGCCTTGTCGCGCGCGGCCTCGGCCACGGACACCGCCTCGCGGGCCGCGAACAGGTCGGCGAGGAGCATGGCCTCGTCGGTCGGGATGTCGCTCACCGGCGGCAGTCCACCGTGCGACGCGGCGCGTGCGGAGTCGATGTGCGCGAGCGCGGCGTCCGCCTCCTCGATCAGCGCGGCGATCATCGCATCGTCGCGACGGATGAAGCAATACTGCGGCGGGCCGGTGACGACGAACGTGCCGGAGTCGGGGTCGATCCGCGTGTTGTCGAACGGCTCCCAGATGAACATGCACTCCGCGGCGTTCATGACGTGCATCTCCCACATGATCTGTCGGATGTAGCGCATCTTCGCGAAGTGCCCGTGCGGGTTGATCGAGAGCAGGTAGTGGCTCGTGGCGTCGATTTCGCCGGGGGCCAGATCCTTCGAGGTCGTCTTGATTTCCACGATGATCGCGTTCGGGCCGGGCTGGTACGCCTCGGCGGAGAACGCCGCGAGGTAGCCGTCCGGCGTCGCGAGGTGGCGCGGGTTCGCCGGATGCGCGTGCAGTCGGTTCTCGGGGACGACTCCGAACGTCGCCACGGCCCACTCGGCGATGTGCGGCTCGCGCAGTCGCCCGTGGCGGAAGTGCCGGTTGTCGCTCATGTCGTCGTCGCCGGTGACCTTCGACGTGGTGATCTTGCGGCGCTTCGCGGGCTCGGGCCAGTCGCGAATCTCGGTGCCGGTGATGCCGCCGCGGCGGCGCTCGTACCACTCGGGCGTCCGGCTCTCGGCGAGCGGGAGCGGGGGGAGTGACGTGAGCAGGGGAAGCATGGTCATGCTGGGCCTTTCGGTCGGTTGTGCTTACACCTATAGTCTATCAGACTGTGGCTAAGCCAGGTTAGCGTTCGGGTCGGACATCACAGCGTGAAGTAGAAGATCATCCCTCCGATGCAGATGGCGAGCATGACGCCGCCGGTGATGATGCCCGCGAGTGCGCTCGTGCTCGCGCGGTCGCGTCGAGGCTTGGCGAGGTCTGCGGGCAGGGGTTCGGTGTCGGGGTGCATGGAAAGGCCCTCCGGTCGGTTTGGCTTATACATATAGCCTAGTCGACCGGAGGGCCTGGGGTCTAATCCCGGTTAGGACGTGCGCCCCGGCGGCAGGGCCTTGTCGCCCCCGAGCGCGTTCTGCGCCGCGGTGCTCGCGCCGGTCGGCTTGTAGATGCCGAAGTGCATGCCGACGGCGACCAGGAAGGACGCCAGAGCGAAGACGAGGCCCATGCCGAGGTTGTACGTCACCCCGGCGGTCAGCGCGTTCCCGAGTTCGGTCAGGAGGCCGGTCAGCGCCGCGAGCACGGCGAGGATCGTGGCCCGCACGCCGGAGTTCGTGATGCGGGTCGTCGCGAGGCCCACGAGGAGCGGGAGCACGACCGAGACGATCATGCCGACGATCAGCGGCCAGTCGAACGCGATCGAGACGACGGGGACTTCTCCCGCGTCGGCCCAGACCCCGTTCGCGAGGGTGAGGGTGATGGTGTTCATGACGGTTCCTTTCAGATGTCCTCGGCGAGGATCGCCGGAGGCGGCGGCACCTGCTCGACCGAGCCGGGCAGGTGGCGGTTGATCCAGTTGTGGAGGGTGCGGATGTAGCCGACAGCCCCCCAATACTTCCGGCGGGACTCGGCGAGTTCCACCTTCACCTCGGCCACCTCGGTCGTCAGCGTCGCGATCTGCGCTTGCATCGGTTCGAGGAGCACCTTGGTCTGCGTCTCGATGATCGCCTTCCAGCGGTTCGACAGCGCGTCATCCTCGACCGTCTCCTGCTGGGCGACGCCGAGCCGCTTGTCGTGCGTCAGCCGCCGCCACGCGACCAGTCCGCCCGAGCCGAGGAGGAGCGAGCCGACCGCGATGAGCGGGCCGAGCCACGGCATCGACGGGTCAGTCGTCTCGACGGCCAGCACCAGCATCTCCCCCATGCGTGCCCTCCTCTCGGACAGACTCAATGGCCGAGGTGATGACCTCGCTGGCCTCGTGGGCGATCCGCAACTTCGCCGCGTGCGCCGCGCAGAGCAGCGCCCGAGAGACGAAGAACGCCAGCGCCACCGTCGAGATGAAGGACGCCGTGAGCCAGTGCAGTTGCTCGGTGACCGTCAGCGACCAGATCGTGATGCTGTACGGGACGAAGCACGCCGCCGACAGCCACCCGGCCACCCACTCGAACCGGTAGCGATTCGAGGAGACGCCGTACACCGCGAGGAGCGCCGAGATGGTCAGGGTGACGCCCATGCTGATCGCGATGACGCCGCCCATGCCGAGCAAGACGACGCTCGTGGGGAACAGAGCCGCGGAGAGGCCCGCGCCGGTCGCGGACAGCCAGCCCACGATCAGCGAAGCCTTCACGGCACGCCGCTCGGGGTCCGGGAGTCCGCCGTACATCACGAGACCGGTGCCTTCGGGAGTGCGGCGACCGCCTTCGACAACGCGGCCATCGCGGCGTCGTTCCGCTTGACGAACTCGGCGAGCACCGCGGCGCTCTGCTCGGCCACAGCGACGGCCTCGCGGCGACGCGACCAGACGCCGTTGCCCTCGATCTTGCCCGACTGCGGGTTGAGCACACCGCCACCGTTCACGTCGACCACGCCGCGCGGGATGCCCATGCCGTCGAGGTAGTCGTAGAACTGCGCGGTGGACAGCTTGTGCAACTCGTCCTGCGCCGAGTTCACCTGGCGGGTGATGTCGGCCTGGCCCTTCGAGCCGTTGTGCGACAGGAACTCCTCACCGGCGGTGTAGTAGTGCCGTCCGTTGAGCAGAATAGCGACGGTCATGTCGTCCTCCTTGGGGGTAGGGGTAGCGTTCCCCGCGCCGGACGACGGCGGGGTCTGGAAGATGTTGAGGATGTCGTAGTGCCACGCCTCGCCGAAGCCGAAGCCCGACGCGACCATGCCGTACAGGTGAGCGCGGGCGCGGAGCCAGTTCGAGCGCACGGAGCCCATCGTCGCGACACCGGCGTCTCGGCCCGTGTCTGCGAGGTCGACTGCCGCCTTGGTGCCCTGAATCTCGTGGTTCGAGGTGCCGGGCACGGCGACCGTTCCCGCCGACGAGATGCGGTACCAGCGCACGCCGTTCCAGACGCGGGTGTCGTACACCCGCCGCCCGTTGATGTTCCCGGCGGTGACGTAGCGCTCGCGGAAGATGCGTTCCTGCTCGGCGTACGTGCGGATCGCCGAGGTGATGACGAGCCACACGCCGAACGTGCGGTACAGGTCGTTGCTGAGCACGCCGAGGATGTAGGCCATCCACGCGGTCAGCCGCGCCCCGTTGATGTAGACGTACTCAGCCATCGGACTCGTCCTCCTCGTCGTCCTCGTCGGCGACGGGGCTCATGTCGAGCACGACGGACTCCGGGCCGATGTCGTCGCCCTCGGACACGTACACGGTGTCCTCCAGGCTCGCGCCGCTGACGAGCACAACCTCGCCGTCGGCGTCGAGGCCCCACGAGTCACAGATGCCGTCGCCGTCGGCGTCCACGTCCATCGGCAGGAGCGGGTTCTCGACCCCCTCGTCGCGCCAGGCGGTCAGGATGCTCTTGATCGCGTCGCGATCCTCGGTGCTGAGTTCGGTTGTCATGCTGTCAATTCTCCGTCCTCGGGGACGACAGCGCCATCGCCCTCGGGCGTCGGCTCCGGGTCCGGGTTCGGCTCGGGGAGCGGCTGGAAGGCCGGGTCAGCCTGCACCGTGACGAGGAAGTCGATCAGGCCGGGGAGGTCGCGGGCCGGTAGCCGGAGCGTCGCGTACGTCTCGATGGTCTGCACCTGCACGTCGATCACGCCCGCGGCGTCGCTCGTGGCGATGAAGCGGGCGTTGTCGATCTGCTCCGTGAGCGTGGTGAAGGTCTGTTCTGTGCGTTCGAGCATGGCGTCTCCTCTAGGTCTTGATGATGAACTGCACGACGATGTAGGGCTGGAGGTTGTTGTGGGCCTGGTTGTTGCCCGCGCTCGCGGGCTGGCGGTACGACATGACCTCACCGCTGGTGGCGTTGGTCTGGAGGATGATCGAGTACCCACCGCTGGTGTTCGTGCGGTGCGCGGCGAAGCCGTCGGCGTTGGCCCCGGCAGTGTGCGTGTGCGACGGCATCTGCGCCTCGGTGAGCGTGTGCGTCTTCGCGCCGGACTTCTCGCCCATCTGGTCGAACTCGGTCTGCGAGGAGTCGAGGCCGACCGGCACCCGCCCGCGCATGTCCGGCACGTTGAACGTCGTCGTGCCGTTGCCCGCACCGTACGTCGTCCCGATGAGCGCGAACAAGTCGGGGAAGTCGGCGCGGGAGAGCGCCTGGCCCTGCGCGAGCACCCAGCCGGACGGCGCGGCGGGAGCGCTCCACATTTTCATCTCGCCGGTGATGCCGCCGGGGCCACCGCGGCGCGACAGCCGCCGCTCCAGCCGGTTCACCTTGCTCACGAGGTCCGCGAGCAGTTCCTCCAGGGATCGGATCGCCACTATGCCACCGCCATTGTCTGACCCCACGAGGAGAGCGTCACGGCGATCTGCTCGCCCTCCGCCGTCTCGGTCACCGTGATCTTGTCGAGCCGCTGATCCTGCTGTACCTGCCGGATGTTCATGTCGGCGCGGACGGGCATGATGACGCCGGGCACGAGCGTGTTGATCCCGAGCCCGCGACCGGTGCGGAGAGAGGCGTTGTCCGGCACGCGAATCTCCAGCGGCACCGGCGTGCGGCCCACCTGATCGCGCTGGGCCTGGCTGTTGAGCGCGTCCTGCGTGGGGTTCGAGTCGCCGTCCTCGCTGGACAGCGAGACGATGTTCGTCCAGACGCCGTAGTACGGGTGCTGTCCACCGGCGTTGCCGACGCTCGGCACCGACGCGGCGTCCTCGTCGGGGTCGCGCTGTGCCGACACGTGGCTGATGCTGTAGTGGTCCGAACCCGACTTAATGATTTCGAGTTCGCCGTCGAAGTCGGCGTCGGTCACGACGCGAGTGCGACCGATGCTCTGCGCGCTGTCCCAGATGAGCAACTTCCGGCCGACCGTGGTGAAGTCGAGCCCGCCCTCGCTGAGGTTCTGGAGGTGCTCAGCCACGGACATCTCGAACGCCAGCGTGTTCGAGCGAGTGAGGAGCGTGTCTGACCGGCGAATCTCGATGTGAGGGAGCACGTTCGCGGGCGGGTCCAACTCCTCCCACCGCGGCACGTACACCGTCATCGCCGCCCCGCCGGTGCCGACGACCATGTTGTACCCCTCGGTCAGTTCGATCCCGAGGATGTCCGCGACGCGCTCGGTCATGAGCGCCGACGACGCGCTCACCGTCTCGCCCGTGTTCCACGGGTAGTCCTGCGAGAGCGTGGTGCCTTTCAGGTACTCGCCGATGTCGTTCGCCCGGATCACCGCACGGTCCCGGTACGTCTTCACGTCGAGGATCGGCCCCTCGTACACGCGCTCCGCACCCCGCCACAGCACGAGTTCGTGCCGCCGCGGTTCGATGCCGGTGATGACGTTCGCCTGTGCGTCGCACGAGCGCCCCGCGAGGACGATTTCGGAGTCGGTGAAGGCGTCGCGCGTGCGGCCCCACCGGACGCTCGTGAGGTCGACCAACTGCCGCCAGCGGTTCGTGCCGCCGCGGTCGTAGATCAGGGCCGTGTGGCCCTGCACACAGTCGTCTCCGTAGACGCTCGTGCTCGCGGCCATTAGAGCATCCTCCGGGTCAGCGACAGTTCCGTCGTCAGGTTACCCAGTTGCGCATCCAGCGGCACGTCGAGGGAGACGAGGAAGCCGAGGCCGCACTCCAGCACCGGCCAGGTCGCCGGTGCCCCGCCGGTGCCGTACACGAGGTGGTCGGCGGCGATGTACTCGCCGTCGCCGACGCTCGCGCGCGCCCGCTCGGACACGCCGTCGAGGATCATCGACGTTCCCGGCGGGATGTAGCGGATGATCTGCTCGGCCACGAAGTCGCCCGGCGTGAACGCGCTCGGCGGCGTCTCGTCGGGGTTCTCGTAGTACCGGATGCGGACCTCGCGTGCGGGCTGTGCGCCGGTCGTCAGCGTCAGCGTCGGGATCGTCGCGACCCACTCGGCGACCTCGGGCTGGGCGATCTGCACCCAGTAGCGTCGCCAGACGCCGACCTCGGTAATGCAATCGTCCTCGATCGCCGGAGGCCCTGGAGGAGTCGGCGGTGCCGGGCAGTCCGGGTCGGCCAGCGGGTCGACGGCATCCGCGGCGAGCGTGGTGCGGATGCTGGTGCTCGCGTTCGGCAGACCGGTCCACGAGTAGTCGAACTGGGTGGTGTCCGGCGAGGAGCCGTCGAAGAACGCATAGGCCGCACCGACGGTGATCATCGCGGCATCCACGGTGATCGTGTCACCGCCGCGCCACAGGTTCCAGCCGTCACCGGCCACGTCGACCGCGGTGACGATCGCGAACCCGTCCTGCGCGGCCATGCCGTTCACGCCGAGCACGACGGTCTGACCCGCCTCGACCAACTGAGACGGACCCATGAGCCGGGACACGCCGATGCCCGCGGAGTTGTACCACGTGATTTCGGCGGCGAGGCGCTGAGTCTTCGAGGGGCGAGCGTAGATCGAGGCGAAGTAGACGCCGCCCTCGCTGACCTCGGCGCGGCCCTGCGCGGTGTTCTCCAGACCGGCGCGGAAGCCGACCGCGGTGGCGTCACTGAAGAACGCATACCGGGCCGAGTAGGAACCTGCCGGGGAGCCGTCGGGGTGACGACCGATCGCGCCGGTGACGCGGTACATCGCGCCGGTGCCGCCCGAATACTGCGCCGCCGTCGCGAACGCCGCCCAGCCCGTGACCTTCTTGCCGACGGCGCGCGAGACGGAGTTGTTGACCGTGCCGGTCCACTGGTAGTCCACGTCGGCGGTGTCGGCGGTCGACCCGTCAAAATACTGACCGGGGTTAGTGTTCGGGTTGGGCTGGAAGTACGTCACCCAGTCGGACCACGGGCTCTTGACGGAGCCGTAGTTCGCGAGCGCGCGCCAGCGGATCGACTTGCCGGGGGTCAGGCCCATGACCGTGATCGGCGACGCGCCGGTCAGGGTCTTCACTGTGGTCGACCCGACCTCCTGGTACTCGATGGTGTAACTCGTCACACCGGTCGACCCGCTCGGAGGCGTCAACTTCACGACGGCCTGGAGTCCCGAAAGGGCGGGTTCGACAGTGAACGGCGGCGGGGTCGCGGGGAGCGTGGTGCCCGCCGTCTTGCCCGACTGAGCCGAGTAGCCGACGCCGTTGCGCGCGTAGACGACCCAGTAGTAGGTCGTCGCCGGGGCGAGGCCGGTCGGCGTGTGCGAGGTCGCGTTCGCCGCCAGCGGGTAGTCGGTGTACCCGCCGATGCTGGTGTCCGAGGTCGGGTACCGGCGGAGGAGCATCGCGTCGATCGCGGAGCCGCGGTTGTCGGGGATGTTCCACGAGAGCGTCATCCGGTCGGTGCCGACGTTGCTCACGGTGGGCGCGTTGACCGTCGCCGGGGTCCGCGGAATGCGGTCGGTGCCGAACCAGACCGCGCCGGGGTCGGACGTGCCGAAGATGCTCGCCGGGCCGTGGTACGAGTCGATGACGATGGACAGGTAGCCGTTGCCGTCGTGCCCGAACCAGCCCGTCGTGTTCCCGCCGAGGCCAATCTCGCCCCGGCCTCGGAAGTCGAGGTTGGAGCACCCGGAGAAGCCCTGCCCGCCGACGTTGACGGCCCAGCCAAAGCAGTCGAGCGCGTACGACACGTTTGCCGGGCCGCGCGCGTAGTAGGCCCATGCGTAGGACGACCGGTTGTTCGCCACATCGGTCTGGTCGCGACGGACGTACAGGTACGAGTAGTACGAGGGGCGACCCGAGTACGGGGCGCTGATTGAGGCGTCGTATGCCATCGGTCATCTCCTCTCAGGGCACCGTGACGGCTACAGCGTCAGCGAACAGTTGGATGGTGGCACCGTTGGCCCACGAGTTGAGCCGACCGATCGCCCGGACGATCACCTTCGCCGCCGTCGGCGGGGGGAGGATGCCCGCCACGGAGACGACACCGCCTTCGATGGGGATGGTGCCGAGGGAGTCCGTGCGAAGCGTGACGTTCGCCGCGGTCTGCCAGTAGGCGTACGCCTCGATCCCGTCCGGGGCCGACACGCCCGCAAGAGGGATCAGAGCGGCCCACAGATTGAACGAGTGGCGTTCGAGAGCGTCGGTGATGGGCACGGTCGTCTGCACGTAGAAGTACCCCGGCCCGGTGCTCGCCGCCGGTGCAGTGAACAGCGACCGATACGACGCCGCGCCCACCGCGGCGAGCGCCGTCGATCGAGCACCCGCGAGGTTCGCCGCGGCGATCTGGCCGCCGTCGCCGTTCGTGAACCAGTCGTTCGCGTTCGTCTCCAGGGACGGGTTCGGTGCGAGGTTGCGAGATGCCACTACGTCGCCAGACGCGAGTTCCGCGCTCGGTGCGGGGAACAGGTTGTAGGGGATGTCCTGGATGACGAGCGGCACCGTCGGGGGCAGTTCGATGTCGCGGGTCACGCCGAACACCCACGGGCGCTCCGCGGCGAACACCATCTCGACCTCGTAGGCGTAGAAGTCGCCCGCCTGGAGCGTGTTGACGATCAGCGGACCGGAGATGGCGGCGACATCGTGCAGGTACCGCACGTGACCGTTCACCGACGCCTGGTACTCCTCGTCGGTCTGGGGGCGGAGCACCGAGTACCGGGACTCCTCGATGCTGGCACTGGCCGACGCGGCTCCCGCCCACGAGTAGCGGCGCTCGGTGCCATCGGGGAGGTTCTGCGCGTCCTGATCACCCCAGAAGAAAGCACCGGGCGTGATGTCAGGCTTCGCGAGCCCCACGTCCTCGATCAGCACGTCGGTCATCGCGATCGTAGAGCCGGTCTGGAGGGTGCCGGACGACACGACCGACAGTTCAAAGCCGTCGGCGGCGGCGACATCCGCGGGTGCCTGGAAGTAGAACGCGACCTCATGCTGTGCGCCGTCGGCGGGCACCATGAGCGGGTTCGACGGCGAGTCCGGCACCGGGTAGTAGACGTTGCCGACCCGCTTGTGAGGGCGAACCTCCACCATCGTCGCGTTCGACCCGGCGACCGGCACGACCTTGATCTTCGCGCGGATCGCGTACCAGCGGCCCGCGGTCGCACCCGTCGCCGAGCGCGCGCTGTAGACGTAGCCGAACGTGGTGGCTGTGAGCGTCGCCGTCACGCCGTCCGCGGTGACCGAGCCCGTGCCGGACACCTCCCAGCCCGACCCGGCGTACGCCGCCGGGCGCGGGTTGATCATGAGGTTCCGTCGAGTCTCGGACCACGCCGACAGGTCGTTCACCTGGCCGCGCTCGGGCGGGCAGTCGGCGAACCACTGGAGGTCGGTCAGACCGCACTCAGAGCCGTGCTGGCCGCACGCGCCGGGGTCGACGGCGGCGGAGAGCCACGCCTGCCCGTACTCGACCGCGAGACGCCCGCGGCCCATGAGCAGACCCTTCACCCGCATCGTCGCGCCGGACTTCCGGGTGCGACCGATCACAGAGCCGGGGCCGACGCGCTCGGTGCGCGACGCCATGCGCGTCGAGTTCAGCGCCTCGGTGATCGAGTAGGCGAAGAAGCCGTAGAAGTCGCGGCTCGCGGGGATGTCCGGGTCGTACCAGGGGGCAATCTCGATCGCGTCGTACGTGTACGGCGCGGCCTCGAACAGCGCGGCGTTCTGCGTCTCGCACACGTCGCCTTTGAGCCAGTGCATCGGGCACGGGCGCGCGGAGTGAGACATGCCGTAGGTGCGGGCGTTGTTCACGATTTCGTTCCCGCCGAACGACAGGTATCCCTCGTAGATGCTCATGCGGCGATCCTCTCAGCCAGGCGGTCGCCGACCTCGACCGCGGCCTTGTACGGGTCGGGGCCTTCGACCTTGACTGCGCCCTCCTGCACCACGATCGTCTTGCCGTCGCCGGAGCCGGGCGTGGTGGTGAGCAGACCGCCGCCGGTACCCGCGGCACCCGGAGTCGTCGCGCCGGTGCGTCCGAGGGCCAGAGCGCTCGGCTCCAGGCCGGGGGCCGGGGGCGGGGTGAGCGCGTCGAGCATGGCGTCCGACGCCTCCCCGCTCATGTCCTGGAGGGCGTTGATGTAACCCTGCATCGTGTCCTCACCCGCGCCGTACATGAGGCGCGACGGCGAGTGGATGCCGAGGAACGACAGGAAGTCGCCGACGGCATCCTGAGCGATCCCGAGAAGCACCTCGCCGACCTGGCCCGCCGCCGAGAGCAGACCGTTCACGAGTCCACCGATCAGGTCGATACCGGCCTGGATCAACTGCGGCACGAGTTGGATCAGCGCGTTCACCATGACCGGCGCGAGGCCGATCAGGGCGGAGATGATCTGCGGGATGACGCGGGGGAGCGCCTGCACGATGCCGGTGAACAACTGGACCGCGCCGTTGATCAGCGTCGGGATCATGCCGATGAGGGTCGAGATGAGTTGCGGGAGCAGGCCGAGGACCGCGGTGATGATCTGCGGGATGGCCTGCGCGAGGCCCATGATGATGCCGAGGAACAGTTCGAGCGCCGCGTTGATCAGCGACGGGATCATGCCCACGACCGTCTCCAGGAGCACGGGCAGGAGGTCGAGCACGGCGGTGATGATGACCGGGATCGCCTGGATGACGCCCTGCACGATGCCGAGGAACAGATCGAGCGCCGCGGTGATGATCTGGGGGAGCGCGGAGAGGAGCGCCGTCGCGAGTTGCGGGATCATCGTGACGAGCGCGGTGATGATCTGCGGCACGACGAAGATGATGGCCTGCACGATGCTCATGAACAGGGTGAGCGCCGACTGGAGGATCATCGGGACCGCGCCGAGGAGCGCCGTGATGATCTGCGGGATCAGGCTCGTAACCGCGGTTACGATCATCGGGATCGCGGTCATGAGCGCCGGGATCACGGCGTTGACGAGTTGCAGGATGCCCTGGATGAAGACCGGGATGTTGGCGGTGATCGCCATGACCATCTGCGGCACGAGGGTCGTGATTGCCCCGACGATGCCCTGGATGATGCCGGGCAGAGCGCCCGCGATGGCCTGGAAGCCGGAGGTCAGAGTCTCCGGCTTAATCGCGGTTAGCGCCAGGAGGGCACCCGCCGCGAGTCCGACCGGGCCGGTGAGCCCGGCGAACAGGCCACCGACGACCGGCAGACCACTCAGGAGCGGCCCCAGAGCGCCCGCCGCGGCACCGAGCACCGGCAGGAGCGGGCCGAGCGCGGACACGAACGAGGACGCGCCGCCACCGGCCCCCGTGAGGGACGCGGTGAGGCCGGAGAGGTCGATGCTCGACAGGAAGCCACCGAGGCGTTCCACGATGGGTGCCAGGCGCTCTCCGAGGGCCGTCGCGAGCGCGGCCACGACCGGGGTGAGTTGGTCGATCGCCGACATGATCGGCGGGAACAGTCCTTTGAGCGCCTGGAAGGCCGGAGCCTGTGCGGCGGCACCGAGTCGACCGAGGGCCGCGCCGACGTTCGTGAGCATGCCCGAGAACGAGCCACCCATCGCCGCGGCGGCGGGGCCAAGCGACCCTTCGAGCACCGTCTGGAAGTCCTCGAACGACACCTTGCCGTCCGACACCATCTTCTGCGCTTCCTCCGCCGTCACGCCGTACTGGTCGGCGAGGAGGGAGAGGATCGGGATGCCGCGCTCGGACAACTGCGAGAGCACGTCGCCGGACAGTTTGCCGGTCGCCGCGACCTTGCCGAAGATCGTCGTCATCTCGCCGAGGCCGGTACCGGCGACGGCGGCGGTCGAGGAGAGGACTTTCAGCGACCGCTCCATGCCCTCCAGGGGCACACCGGCGGCGGAGAACTGGGCGGCGGCGGAGGCGGCGTCACCGAGGCCGAACGCGGTCCCGCGCACGGCGTTGGTCGCGGACTGCATGATGCCGGTGATCGACTCGGCGCTGTGGCCGAGGCCGGTCAGTTTCGCCGTCGCCGTGTCGATCGACTCCAGGCGGGAGAAGCCCTTGGTCAGCGCGACACCGACCGTACCGGCGATGGCGGTACCGGCCAACTTCCCAGCGACCGCGAGGCCGTCGGACACGGTGGACCCGATGACCTTCATCGCCGAGGACGCGCCGGACTTGATCTTCTCCCAGACCGAGGAGGCGACCGACACGAGGCCGTCGAATGCGCTCTTGGCGACGCTGGCGAAGCCGGAGACGGCGGACTGTGCGGTGTTGAACGCGGCGCGGGCGAGTCCGCCGATGGTGCCGAGCGCGCCGGTGAACGACGAGGCCGCGGCCTGGTTGGACTTCCACCCGGCGACGAGGTTCGCGGTCGCGGTGATGCCGGGCTGGAGGGCGGACCGCAGGCCCCCGCCGAGCGTGCCCATAACTCCGGTTAGGGCCGAGGCGGCGGCGCGTGTGTCATTGAACCCGGCGGCGAGGTTCTTGAACGGGGCCGCGGCGGGAGCGAGTGCTCGACCGAGCGCGGATGCCGCCTGAGTACCGGCGGACTGGAGCGTGGATACGATCTTCTCGCGGACGGGCTCGACCGCCGCGGAGATGGACGACCGGAAGCCGTTGGCGAGGCCCTGGTTGATCGCCCGGCCCAGCCGCTCCCCGACGCTGGATACGCCCTTCGCGGCCTTCTCGACATCGGAGGGAAGGTCGGACGCATCCGCCTCGATGGTGATGGACACCGACCCGACGCTGTTGCCTGCCACCTGTGTCCTCCCGTCCGTCAGCCAATGCAGTAGCCGACGGGCGGTAAGGTCATCGCCCTGTCGTGTCTAGGGTACCGGGCGCGAGGCCCGGAACGCTACGATGCCCCGCTCGCGTCGAGCACGGGGCCTTGCCCTGTCACCAGGGCCTTCACCGCCTTGAATGCCGCCGTCTCCCGCTCGGGGGACCACGGTGAGCGGGCGTCCGGCGCGACACCCTTGGGCGGCATCCACAGGTTGCGCCGGAACTTCTCGACCGCCGTGTCGTCACCGTTGCGGGTGATCATGTAGTACACGAAGTCGAGGAACGCCGAGAACTGCATCGCTCGGATGTCAGTGAGGCCGTGGGCTACTGCGTAGCCGTTCAGTGCCTCCCACCTGCTGACGGCTAGTTGGCCGAGGCGGGAGGCGACGTAGAAGGGCGTCCACCGACGACCTCCGTGATGCGCTCCACGAACGTGAGGAGGTGGTGCACGTCGAGCCGGTCGTCCTCGTCCTCCAGGCGGGCCATGATGCTCTCCGACACCTCGGACCCGAACGTCAGTTTGAGGAAGGAGCCGAACTGCGCGACCACCTCATCGAGGTCTTCCATGTTGACCTGCTGGATGCGCTCGCCGAGCCGCACCGCGAGCATCGCCTTCGGGCGGTGGGCCACGTAGTCGACACCGACGAGACGCACCGGGATCGGCTCGGACTCGTCCTCGATGTCGATGATGGGCGTGGTCGCCGCCTTCGCCGCGGTCGCCTTGGGCTTCCGGTCGGTGGGCGTCGCCGCCGCGGCGGGCTTCTTCTTGGTCACGATGGTCTGTGCGGGCATGACACCAGCATACGGTCGAACGGGGGTTCGGGCTACACGAAGTCGGAGGCGCGGACCCGCGCGGCACCCTTCTCCATGAAGTGAGCGCCCTCGATGCCCCGGACCCACTTCGCGAACACGAACTGCGATCCGCCCTTCGGGATGAACCGCATGACCTTCTTGGTCCGGGGGCCGTGCGCTCGCGTGCCGTTGTTCTGGAAGATCGTGTACGGGGCCGACGACGACACCTCGTACCGGCGGATCAGGTCGCTCGAACCGATCGTGCGCACCTGCATGCCCTGGATCATCCGGCCCGTCTTCACCCGGCCCGCGGCGCGAATCTCGGAGATGATGAAGCCGCGCGTCTTCTGCGCACCCTTGTACGCCGCGCGGTCAGCGATCGGGCCGACGATCGACACCACCTGGCCGCGGTGAATGTTGATCTTCACCTTGGTCATGGTCAGTCACAGCACGGCTGGACGCGCACGATGAACTGCACCTCCGAGCCCGCGGCGTTGCCCTGTGGCCCGGCGGGCTGGACGCCGACCAACTGCCGGACGTACTGGTCGCACTCGACCGCGGTGAGGAGAGCCACGAGGTCGTCGGCGAACTGGTCGCCGTCGGCGGTGATCTGTTCCGCCGTCGGGATGCGCCCGCGGTTGTCGAGGTTCGCCACGCACCGGAGCACGCCGACGGCGAACGTCACGTCCCACCATTCGACGCACGCGACACCGTTGGCCTTGCGGGTGCCGAGCACCGGCGTCATCGACACGAGGCGGGACCATGCCTGCCCGTCGCACTTCTCCTGGTCCCACGCGACCTCCGCGCCGGGCTGGACGAACACGCGCGTGGGCGTGGGGTTCAGCGCCGCCTCCGCCAGGTCGCGGTAGTGGTGCAGGTAGGACTTGAAGTCGGGGGCAGGCATGGCGCGATCCTATCTGAGGTTCGGGAGGTCGACGGAGCGGACAGAGGCGAACGACTTGGGCCGGTTCACCTGCTTGATCCACTCGTCAATCGACCAGATGCCCGTGACCTGAGTGCCGTCCATGTTCGGGTCGGCGTTCACCGTGAGGCCCTGCCGGGTGATCGACTGCCAGTTGTCCGGCAGGGAGCAGTTCTGGTCGTCGCACGCGGCCATCGCGAGTTCACACGCGAGACGCCCCGCCGCGATCTGACCGCCCGCCGGGACCGCGATGCCGCGCTCGTAGCGGACGACGAAGGTGCCGATCGCGTCGGGCGCGAGGTTCATGTCCTGGCATCCGGGCCACTCCCCGCCGTCGGTGCGGATCAGCCACCGCGACTTGTCGAGCCGGTACGCGCTCGGCGGGACCACGATGCCGTCGATCGTGACCTCGGTGATCGAGATGACCGGGCCGGGGAGGGAGATGGTGCCGGGGCCGTTCGGCGAGCACGAGCACTGGCCGAGGCACCCGCACGTGATGTTGAACCACTGGCCGGACACGAGCACGGGGTAGAACCCGGAGCCGCCGCGCATGCCGCCGACGCGGGGGAAGCCGGGGTCGATGCTCGGGCCGCGCCCGAAGAACGTCGTGCCCCACGCGGCGCTGTCGGAGCAGTCCTGTCGGCAGGGCCGGACCTCCACGTCGCAGACGCCGAAGACGCCCTTGGTCGCGTTCCACAGGATGTCGATGGCCTGAGCCTCGAACCATGCCCGTGCGGCCTCGCGCTGGTCGGCGGGGAACTGGTCGTACGTCGAGCAGTCGCCGTCGGTGCAGTCCAGGTACACGACGGGCCACCCGCACGCCTGGGTGGGCGGAGGGGTGGTGGGAACGACGAACGCCGCCGCCGGAGTGGCGGCGGCGTCGTCGGTGAGCATCGGCTCAGCCATCGGAGTCCTTATCCAGCGAGTGCCGGGACCGGAGCCGGGTCACACGCCTCGGGCGGAGGAGCGATCGTCGTCTCGATCATGAGCAGGTGGTCGAACGGGTCGATGGCCTCGGGGAGCTTGCCCGCGGGGGAGCCGTACACGTTGTACGGGCCGGTGCCCCACTGGTTGCCGCCCTTGGTCGCCGCGCCGGTCATCTGGAAGGTGATGCCGTCCTCGCCGTTGATTTCGATGTCGCCGAGCACACCGGCGGTCACGAACGGCAGGAGGATGTAGCCGCTGGCCTCCTCCGCGCCGGGAGCGCAGACGACGCCGGACAGGCCGGTCCACAGTTCGAGGGCAAACCACTTCTTGATTTCGCCCTCGGGGACCGTGAAGCCGATCACGTCCTCGCCGTCGCTGTACTCCTCCGCGTTGGTGACCAGCGCGAGGAGCGACGGGTTCACCCCGCAGAAGTCGATTTCGACGGTGAAGCGCTTGAACGAGTCGGCCATCTTCTCGTTCACGCACAGGGCACCGCTCGCCTTGCGGACGATGATTTCGGTGCCCTCCTCGATTTCCGAGGACAGCGTGATCGACACGAAGCCGTCGGTGCTGATCTGCATGGCACCGGTGAAGATGGCCCCGCAGTTGTCGGTTTCGGTGACCCGCAGGCGCTTGCCGAGGAGCGGGATGATGCACTTGGTTGCCATGTCAGGCTCCGATCAGTGTGACGCGCGCCTTGCCGGTGCGCTCGCGGTCGAGGACGTAGGTGGCCTGGTCGGGGTTCTCATCGAGGTAGGCCGTGACCTCGGTGACCGTGTGAGCCGAGGGGTCGTAGCCCTCGTCGGCGGGCGTCTCCGGCTCGGCCTCGGACTCGTCGGCGTCGCCGTCGACCTCCTCCTCAGCGTCCTCAGCACCGGCGGACTCATCGTCCTCGTCGCTGGAGCCCTCATCGCCCGTCTCCGGGCCGTTCTCGCCCTCGGTGATGTCGTCGTCCCCGCCGGTGCCCTCGGGAGCGTCCTGGTCGCCCTCCTGGCCCCGCTCGGCGGCGATGCGCTCGTGGATGGCGGCGACATCGAGCCACTGGCCGTCGTCGTCCACCAGGGAGTCGGGGTCGATGCCCGCCTCCGCCGCGAGGCCGAGTGCCGCCTCGCGCTCCTCGTCGGTGTCCGGCGCGACCGGGGCCGGTGCCTTCTCCGCCCGCTTCGCCGCGAGCCCGCGGTACGCGCTCATGCCCGATCCGGCACCGAGCACGTGGCCCCGGCCCGATCGGTCCACGAGCACGGCGTCCGCGACGACCTCGGGGTACTCGCCGGGGAAGTCCGCACTGCGGTCCTCCAGGATCGGCAGACCGTCCGGGCCGACCTCGGGCTTGGACCCGTCGGGGTACTCGAAGTCCCCCGCGGCATCCGCGCCCGCGGGGCCGCTCGTCGTCTGCGCGTCGGTGTTGGCGGTCTGGCCGTCGGTGTTGACGGTCGCCGCGTCGGTGTTCGTCGGGTCGCTCACAGCGCCGCCTCCGGGGTGTAGACCGAGTGCACTGCGCCACACGGGTCGTACCCGATGACGTACTCGCGCTCGGCGATGGCGTACATGGTGTTGTTGCTCCGGTCGAGCAGATCGCCGGGGCGGTCGCTCGACGTGAGAACGTCGCCGCGGTAGCCGACGAGGGTGCCGGTGCCGTAGATGTGCAGGCTGTCCGACTCGGCGTCGAACGGCTCGCCGTAGCCCGCTCCCGCGACGACCGGAGTGTCGAGGCCGCGGGTGTAAAGCCGACCGCCTCGCTTCTCCAGGTGCTTGCCGAGGAGCGTCGCCATCGCGCGCGGCATGTGGATCACGCCGAGCGAGCCGTACTGGCGAGCCAGGGCGTCCTCCACCGCCGCGAGCGCCATGAGCGGGTCCGAGAACGTGCCCACGTTCGCGGGCGTCTCCGATCCGTTCACGCCCGCGAAGTTCGGGACGTTGCCGAGGTCGCCGGTCCAGAGCGCCTGCTCGGCGCGAGCCTCCTCACGGGTGAGGAGGTGCTGGGTGGCGAACTCCTGCGCTTCCGCGGGGCTGTTCGCGACCGCGTTGCACTGGTCGTGGCCGTACACGACGAACGGCAGTGCCTCGCCGGTCGATCGTTCACCGGTGAACTCCTTGGGGAGCCCCACGATGTCATCAGGGTCGCAGTGTGCGCCACCACGACCACCGGCGGGATCACAGGTCTGTCCAACCCACGTCACGCCGGACAGTTCCCTGTCGCCGCTGAGCCATCCGAGGACGCTCCCCAGCCCGTACGGGAGTGCCGTACGGGCCGGGGCGGCGACGGGAGCGGGGGGTGCGGTTCGTACCATCAGCCCCTACCTCCTCTCGTCGTCAGCGTCTCTCAGGCTCCGGCGGGAACGAGCGGCTGGAGGTCGGCCTCCAGGAGTTCGCCCGCGGCGGTGCCACCGTTCGAGTTGATCGGCACCGTGAGCAGTTCGGACACGCCGCAACGCGGGGCCACGAGCCACGCCTCCTCCGTGAAGAGAGCCGTGTACTTGTTCTGGCCGAGCATGGTCGAGTCGTACACGCTGTTCAGCGTCACGATTTCGTCCACGCCACCGATCCACGCGCCCGCCTCGTACATGACGATCTGGACCGTGGTCGGCCACGTGACCGCGCCGACGGGGAGCATCTGCCAGTCGTACACGTACTGGGGGACGATGCCGCGCTGGCGGAACCAGCCGTCGATCTGCTGGTCGGTGACCGACAGGAGGTCGACACCGAGGCGGACGCTGAGGTCCTGGCGGATCGCGCCGCGGACCCAGTACGGGAGGATCGCTTCGAGGACCGTGTTGCGAGCCAGGCGACCGTTGTAGCGGATCGCCTCGGCGCGGACCTCGATGGCCGCGAGGAGCGGTGCGGTGGTGCCGACCGTGCCCGTGGTCATGACGCGCGGGGTGGAGCCCGCGACGATCTTGCGGATGCGTCCGGCGCTGACCTTGTGGTCGTGCGCGATCAGCGCGTTCTCGGTGGCCCACTCCAGGGCCTCCGGGAACCCGCGCTGCTGGATGAGGTCGGCGGTCAGGCAGATGCCGTCGCCCTCCAGGCGGTAGTCCTCCCACGTGGGGCAGGGCATCTCGTAGCAGGGCTTCGAGCCGACCACGTTCGGGTCGCCGGGGTTCTCGCCGGGCGCGTAGCGTCCCGCGATGGCGTCGGCCTCCGTGAAGTGGAAGCCGATTTCGGCGTAGAACTCGGCGAAGTCGGGGGTCGTCGGCACGAGGATGCCGCCGCGCGAGATGCCGACCTCGGGGAGGGAGAGCAGACCGTCACGCGACGCCGTGGTGCAGATGTCGTACATCGGCTCGGACGGTGCGCACCAGCCCGCGGCGGTGAGCGCCTGGCCCGGCAGACGCGAGAAGTCGACCGCGGCCTTGATCGCCCGCTGGGCGTCCTCGACCGAGTTCGCCGACGCGACCATGAACTCCTGGGGAATCTGGCGGCGGAGCACCATGAGGGGGTGCTGTTCGCGCATGTGCTGGCCGCGCTTGGCCGCGCTCGCGTACGTCGACTGCGAGAACGTCGCCAGACGCTTGTTGAGCATCTGACCGGCCTCGGCGTGGGTGATGCCCGAGTCCATCGCGACACCGAGTTCGCCGGTGGCCGCGAAGGCGTAGTCGCGCATCGAGGCCGTGGTGGCGGTCGTCTTGCGCTTCGGCTGGGCACGGCGCGCACGGCGGTTCGCGGCGCTGAGGTTGACGGAGATGGCGCGGCGACCGACGGACGCGGTGACCGTCTCGGCGGCGTTGTCGTCCTCCGAGTCGGCGTTCTCGTCGTCGGCGTTGTCCTCGCCGTCCTCGCCGTCCTCGCCGTCCTCGTCGGCGGCGTCCTCGTCCTCGTCCGCGCCGTCGGCGTCGGTGTTCGAGGAGAGGGCCGCGTTCTTGCGGGCGGCGAGAGCGTCGGCGTCGGCGCGGCGCTGGGCACCGGCCTCCTCGCGACGGGTCTGCTCGGCGGCGAGCGCTTCGATGGCGTCGGTCAGACCGGCCAGCGTGGCGTGCTCGTCGTCGGAGAGCGAGGCGGAGCCGTCACCGTAGATGGTGTCGAACGCCTCGTCGGCGCGGGTGGCGAGTGCGGCGAGGTCGTCGTCACTGAGCGTGGACAGATCCTCGGGCAGTTCCAGCGACTCCTCGGCCTGGTCGGCGTAGGCAGTCGCGAGGGTGATGAGCGTCGGGCGGAACCGGCGACGCGAGATGGTGGACACGAGTGGCCTCCTGGTCGGGGTGAACGAACAATCGTCCGCAGGCCCGAACCGCCATCACGTCTCCAGAACTGTACCGCGACATGGCACCGCCCCGCCACTGTGGGGTGTGGCGGGGCGGTCGTCGGGGCTTACTGGGGTTAGCCCCGGAGTCGAGCGGCGGCGGCGTCGCGTTCCAGGCGAGAGCCGAAGTGGCCCGTCTTGTCGCCCGACTGGAGTGCGAACGACTGGCGGCGCGAGGTCGGCGCGCTCAGCCGGGACGCCGTGGTCGCCTGACGCGACTCCGTGTCGGACTTCGCCGACGTGGAGGTCGTCGCCGACTCCTCGCGCTTGGCCGCGAGGCCGTTCGACTTCTGCTTGTTGCATGCACAGCCCATGATCACTTGCCCTTCCGGCGACGCGCGAACGCGGCCACCTTTGCTCGGTTGCGGCGAGCGGCGAGCCGGTCGAGGTCGGCCTTCCGCTCTCGGTCTGCGAACGCTCGCAGGTAACGGATGTCGCTGGTGCTCAGCGTCTCGACCGTCGGTTCGGGGAGGTTGACCACGATGCCCGACGCGACGAGGGACACGAGGGAGTCCTTCGACACGCGACCGTGGGGGCGGGGCACGCCGAAGCCCGGCACGTTGACCGAGAGCGCGGCGACGAACTCCAGGGCACCGCCGACCGATCGCCAGTCGCCGGAGATGGGCGCGGCCATGAACTCGCGGCGCTGTTCGGGGGTCAGGTTCGGGCGGAGGGCACCGGCGAAGACGATGCCGTGGCTGTCCTCGTACATGCGCACGTCGGCACCCACGCGACCGGTGTTGTCGTAGTGCGCCGCCGTCTCCGCCGCGGTGAGCCGGTCGGCGGCGTGGCCGGTGCCGTAGGTCAGGTGACCGACGGACACGATGTCGCCCTCCGCCGTCTCCAGCGCGCCGGTGTGGAACCAGGCGTAGTTCGAGGGGGAGTTCGGGGGCGTGACGCACTTGCCGCCCGCGGTGTGCGAGACGTGGCAGGTGCCCCAGAGCGCGGCGTGACCGAACACGCGACCCTCGGGGGTGACGGTGAGCGCGGTGGGCTCGCGGAGGTTCGGCATCTCGAACCACTCGGCGGGCGGGTTCACCGGCGCGGCGGCGGCGACCAGGGCCTCCGCCTCGTCCTCGGCCTCGCCCTCCGGCTTCTCGGTCTGGATGGAGATGCGGGCACCGGCGAACGCGGGCACGGAGACGACGGTGAGCGCGCGGATGCGGCCCGAGGTCGTGACCATCACTTCGTCGTCGCTGTGCATCTCGCCGACCTTGACGCGGCCATCGGCGTCGCGCTCCGGCTCCTCCTGCTCGGCGGGCTCGGCGTCCTCATCGAACATCGCCGCCATCATGTCCTGCATCTCGTCGTACAGTTCGCCAGCCACGCGAATCTCGAACGACACGTCGTCCATGTCCATCGAGACGCCGTTCTGGCGCTCCTCGCGAACCTGGCGGTACGCCTCGCGACCCTCCTCCGACTGCATGTCGAAGTCGCCGTACGCCCAGATCACGCCGCCGTCGCGACGCTCGATGCCGAGCACCTTGCCGACCGTGACTGCGCCGTCGTGTGCGCCCACGTCCTCGGTCACGAACCGGAGGTTGGGCGTCTCCACGGAGAAGTCCCACGAGAGCGCGTCCGCGGCGATCATGCGACCGTCGCCGGTCATCTGATCCTCGTAGCCGATCGGACCCTCCCAGCGGGCGGTCGTTGGGTACTCCTCGGTCGTCGTTTCCTCGTCGGCGGGGGCGTCGGCCAGGGCCATCGAGTAGCGCACGAGAGCGCGCACGTCGCCCTGGATGCGGCGTCGGCGGTCTGCCTCGCGGATGCGGTCGAAAGCGCTCATGCGCCCAGACTACCGAACGATCCTGACTCGGGCTAGGATGATCGGCTCGGCGCTCCCCCCGCGTCGAACAGCAGAGCGCCCCATCCTCCGGTCAGGATGGGGCGCTCTCGCGTGGCGGTCAGGCGGCGACCATCGCCCACAGGTCGATGTCGCTGTTGCGGATGCGCTCGCGGCGCACCTCGTCGCCGGGGTCACCCTGGGGAGTCGTCTCGCGGTGGGAGAAGGTGCCGAGGTGGTCGCCGGAGAACGGGAACGCGGTGTCGGGGAAGCGCGTGTGCTCGCGGTCGAGATACTGGGCCGCGTCGGCGTTGAGGAGTTTGCTCTGCGCGGTGTGGGCCGCGACTCCGGCCTCCTCGGCGTCGAAGTAGTTGTCCTGGTGCTCGTTCACGAATGCGTCGCGCATGGTCTTGCCCTTCGGTTGGTCGATCAGGTTGATACCTATAGTCTAGCCGACCGTCGGGCAGATGTCTAATCCCAGTTAGGGGGAGACGAACTGGAGCGCCGTGGACCCGTACGCCGGAGTCTTCGCACCGATCGTCACGCACCGGCAGTTGATCACCTCGCCCGCCGGGCCGCGGCGGTCGCCGGGGTGCTGGAGAGACGCCCCGCCCACCGAGAACGGGGCACCGATCGGCACCCGCTGTCCGTCCGCCGCCGCGTGCGTGTGCCGGGTGCGCTCGTCATGTCGGGCCACCCACTGCTTGAAGCCGAACCCCTGCCGACGCATCGCGTCCGTCGAGAGGATGCCGTCGAGGCCGGTGACCGCCGTGCGCGCGTCCCGCTTCGCCACGTCGTACCAGGACATGCCGGTGCGCTCGCCGCCGAACGCCTGGTCGAATGCGTCAGCGACCGCCCGGCCCCGCTTGCTCGTCGGTCGAGGGGCGGCGGCGGTGAGGGCCACCATAGGGTCGTCCGCGCTCAGCGCGGAGGCGAGCACGTCACTGGTCAGCGTCGCCGACCATGCCCGCTCGTTCGCGGCGGTGAGCACGGCCATCGTCGTGTCGTACGCCTGGTCGGGAGTCTCGGCCTGCACCTGCACCTCGGCGACGTACCGGGCCTCGTCCTCGGGGAGGCGGGTGCGGAGGGCGTCGTAGCCCATGCGCTTCGCCCACGCCTGCCCGACGCTCCCCCGACCGATGTGCGTGCCGTCGCGGCGGGCCATCGTCTCCACGTCGGCCAGGAACTCGCGCAGAGCCCACCGGAGGGCGGACTCGATGCGGGCCTCGGCGCGGGCCTGCCGGGCGAACGCCGCCGCGGCGCTGGTCACGTTCAGATCAGCCATCGCCGTCCTCCTCATCGAACAGGTGCCGCTCCTCGATGAGCGCGGCGAGGTCGTCTGGTCGGAACCAGGGGTCAGGCGTCGGCATGCTCGTGCTCGGGGAGCGAGAGGCCGAGGCGGGTGACGAACCGGTACTCCAGTCCGCCGTCGCCGCGGACGGTGTGCTCGGTGCCGGTGATCACGAGGTCGTGCACGTAGTCGTTCAGCGTCATGATCACCGCGTCGCTGGGCACGTCACAGCACCCGTGCGAGTCGAGGAGCGCGGGCACCACGTCCCACGCGCCGCGGAGCGCCCGCTCGGTGAGCACGTCGGGCGCTTTCCAGTGGGTGTGGATCAGGTGGAGGGGGATGCCCTTCGCCTGCTCGTAGCGGGACCGGGAGCCGCGGATGAGGAACGCGCCGACGCGCTCCAGGGCCTTGACCACGAGCACGTCGGCGACGGCCACGAGGATCGTCGTCTGGGAGTCCGGCGCGAGGCTGTACGCCCCACAGCACGGGCACGGGGATGGGATGCCGGTCACTGCGCGTACTCCCGCTCGATGAACTGCATCGCGGGGATGCCGCGGTCGGTGATCTGCGAGAACGACGGGGCGGGCTCGGCCTCGGTCGGGATCGCGCCGGTGACCTCGCCCTCGGCGTTCGGGTCGAGGGGTTCGGTGACTCCCGCGTCGTCGCCGGTGGCCTCGCCGCCGATCGCCTCGCGAATCTGCGCGATGACGGACTGGAGGCCGGGGTCGATGAACAGGTCCGGCTTCGAGCGCACCATGTCGAACGCGAGGCTGAGCACGGGGTCCAGGCCCATCGCCGGGGCGTCGTCCTCGGTGAAGCCGAGCGCGTCGCGGAGGGCGGCGTCCGAGATGACTCCGGCGGCGTGAGCGTCCCGCGCATCCTGACCCTTGTTAGGACGGATGATCAGGTGCTCGACCTCGTACCAGACGACGGTGTTTTCGATCACGTCGTCGCTGTACGAGCCGATTTCCCGCATGAGCACGCGGATGTACTGCGTCGTCAGGGCGTCGCACACGAGAGCGAGGGGCGGCTCGATGTGAGCGCGCACCGTGTCCTCCTGCGCGAGCCACTGGCCCCAGTGATTCATCCCGCCCATGCCGAGGAGCAGTTCGGGCGGGGCGTCGGCGGAGAGCGCGTACCGGCGGATCGACTCGTCGCGCATGGCCTTCGCCTCGGCGTCGAGGGGCTTGGCGAAGTTCAGGAAGTCGAACTTGTCGGCGGCTTCGTCCGGCACCGTCCAGACGAGGGGCACGTAGGCGCTCGCGTTCGACCGGTCGGAGATGGGGGTCATCATCGCCTTGATCAGCGACGTGGTGAACGGGTCTTCCTCGCCCTCCTCGGGGAGGCCCGCGGCGCGCTTCGCCGCACGGGCGGCGGAGTCCGGGGCGATGAGCACACCGGCACCGGCCAGGCGCGAGTCGATCTGCGCCGAGATGTGCATGGTCAGGCCGACGAGTTCGCGGAGCACGGGGAGCGCGGAGCGGGTGGCGGAGTCGGCCTGCCAGAACCGACGGGGGTGCGGCTTCCACACGCGGATGAGCCACAGGTCGTCGGGCGACGCCTTGATCGTGTCGGCGTTGGCGTCGTCGCCCATCGTGACCTCGACCTCATCCTTCGACGGGAACTTCACCTCCGTCACGGAGAGCGCATGCCACACGAGGTCGTCCAGCCGGACGTTGCCCTCGTAGTCCCGCACGACGACGGTGGTTTCGTCGGCGTCCGGCATGAGGTCTTTCGGGATGCCGACGAGCCAGGCGTCACCGGGAATCTGGAGGTTCACCGCGAGCCGCTGGATCAACTGCGAGAGGCCGGAGGGTCCGTCGCCGATCGCTTCGAGGCCCTGCTGGAGCACGGGGTCGTCCACGGGCACGGGCGGGTCGTCGGGGTTCTCCGCGATCGTGCCGACGTAGAACCGGGCCTTGGACTGCTGGTTGGCGAGGAGGTTCGTGATGAACCGGAGTTCGCCCACGAGGTCGTACATCTCCCAGGCGTCCTCCTGCCAGCCCTCAGCGGAGGCGCGGCGTCCGCGTCCGCGGCCCAGCGTCTCGTTCGTGAGGCGGGTCGCGGCGGCGACGAGGGACTGCATGGGCATCGGTCGCGGGGCGGCGACGGGCTCGGGCTGGGCGGGGATGATGGCCCCCGCGTCGGGGAGGTCGCTCGGCGACGGTCCTCCCTCGATGGGGACGTACACACGTGGAGCGCTCATGACGGCCATTCTCGCATTGACGGGGCGTAGAACTACAGAGCCCCCGTCGTGGAGAGTGTGTGGCTTTCCGACGGGGGCTCTGCTGGCCGTTTGGTAACTGCTGCTCCAGGTCGCATACGAGGTGGCCTACCCCGACCTGGCGGCTCCGGCCCCGAGGGATGTCATCTTGGCCGGTCTGCAACTACGTCCCCCGAGGGGGAGTGGACATCTGCACTTGCCTCGATCCTAGCGAGGGTTAGGACAGATCGTCAACTTCACCGGCGGGCCGAGTGGTCGAGTCTCCAGGAGGTCCGGGACGAACAGGTCGCGGAGCCAGCGAGGGGACTCCGCCTCGTACGCCCGCTCCCAGTGGCCGGGCACCCACTCGCCATCCCGCCAGTAGCCCTGCATCCACACCTGGAGTTCGTCGCTCATCCGTCGATCCTGGAGGAGATATGCCCGACGAGGTAGTTGAGTCCCAGCATCGCGATTCCGAAGCGCCAGAGAGGCCGGAGGGGGCTTCTGCCGATGGTTGCTTCGCCGAGGAGGATCACCCCGCCGATCCAGAACCCGACGCAGAACGGGCAGTCGAGGCCCTTGACCAACTTCGAGCGCCATCCCCACCTCTGCGGGGGGTTCGCCGTCGGCTCGTCGCGGTCGTGCTCGCGCTCGAACCGGCGCTCCAGTTCGTCGCGGATGTCGTCGGGCACCTCGCGTCGCGCGGCCCAGCGCTTCGCCGGTCCCACGAGGGTCCACTCTCCGAGCATGTCGGAGGTGATGAAGCGGGTCGCTCGGGCGGTGGCGAGCAGGATCATCCCCAGGCGGGCGAGGTTCTGCACAGGGTTATCCACAGTTAGCCCTCCACCGTCGAGGGCTCGAACACGTGCACGACGTGGAAGAACGATTCGCCGTGGGCGCGGGCCAGGGCCTCGCACCGGTCGCTGTCGTTCTTCCAGGCGCACTCGGTGCACCAGGCGTACGATCCGGCGGGGCTGTCGGGGACGGGAGGGATGCCTTTGGTCATGGCTCCAGCCTAACAGCGGTAAGCCCCGAGAGTCACTGGGGCTCTCGGGGCTTAGGCCCGCGGCGTCATGCCGCGATCTTGATGCCTGCGGCCTCGGCGCGCTTCGCGTGGCGGTCAGCCGATCCGCCCGGCTTGAACAGCGTGGCCTTCGTCTCGTCCAGGGTCACGCCGTAGCGGTAGTGGCCGTTCGCCGTCCGCACGGTCAGGTAGCCCGTCTCGCCCTTCACGGTGGCCTCGATGGCGGTCTTCCCGTCCTTCGCCTTCGCGGGCTGGGAGAGCGTCGACTGCGGGGCGCTGGCGCGCTTCGGGGTCTTCGTCGGCTTGACCATCGCGTGAGGTGCCGCGCCGTGGCTGGCGGGAGCCTCGGAGACGACGGTGAGCATGTGCCCGATCTTCACGAATCGCTCGCGCGTCTTGCCGGGGGCCTTCGCCGCGATCCGGTACGCGAGCGTCCCGTTCATGTAGGCGCGCACGGCGTCGGTCCCGGCGGTGGCGATGGGCGTCTCGCCGTTGAGCGTGACGGTGCGCCCGCCGTTGATCGCGGCGTTGAGTTCGGCGGCGAGGACGCCGGAGTTGGTCTGGCTGATCTGGACGGTCTTCGTGGTGCTCATGGCGTTCTGCCTTCCTGGTTGGGTGGTCTTGCTTACACCTATAGTCTAGCAGACGGTCGAACCACGGTTAGCCGTGTGGATGCTGTGAACGGTCAGAGGCCCGGCAGGGGCACGAACGACGGCGGCACGATGGACTGACGCTCCTCGGAGAGCACGGTCACGTCAGCGGAGTCCCAGTCCTCGATGCTCACGAGGTCGAACTGCCCCGGCTCGATCAGCGGCTCACCCTCGTCGTCCTCGTACTCGGTGACGAACGCCTCCAGGTCGCGTTGCGTGATGTCCGCCTCGTCGCACTCCAGCCAGCGCGCCACATCGGATCGGAGCACGGTGACGGTGGCTTCGACTTTCGCCGTCACCTCGTGCACGACACGGAGACGGTAGGTCACGTCGGAGCGCACCAGGGGTCGGTCGTCGGTGTCGGTCACGGCTTCACACCTCCGAGGATCGGCATGAGCGCTTCGCCGTACTCGCGGATGCCCTGCTCGTACGGGATGCCGTCGCCGAGAGCCCAGCCGAGGGCGGAGAGCGGGCGCTCGCCGGGCGTGATGATCACGCCGTGACGGGAGAGCACGGTGATCGCCGCGAGGTCGGCGGCGTTCTCTGGAGGGACCACGGGGAACGGGGGGATGCACGTCCACCCTTTCGAGCGGAGCGCGGCCACGATGTCGTCGGTTGCCCCCTGCTCGATCAACTCGTCAGCCATGCGGGTGATCCGCTCGACTTCGGCGCGCACGATGTCGGTGATGTCGAGGTCGCCGGGCCGGGCCATCATCGGACGACCTCGACTCGGCGGATGGCGTCGAGTCGCCAGATGCAGGCCGACGCGACATCCCACCCGTAGTACCACATCGTGTCGATCCCGAGCCGACACGACCACTGGTACGGGGTGATCAGGATGCCGTCGTGCTCGGCGGCGACGCGGCCCCAGTCGATCCAGTGGGACGAGCCTCCTGCGAACAGCGGGGAGCCGTAGCGCCGGGTGAACTCGCGGATCGCCTCGGGGGTCGAGAGGTGGAGCACGCGGTCGCTGACGACCTCGAACTCGGTCGCGTGGCCGAGGCGGCTCAGGCCCCACTCCTCGCTCTCGCACCACGCCTTCCAGCCGTGGTCGCTCTCGTCACTGAGCCAGAGGCCGACGGGCTTCCCGGAGCCGAGGCCGGTCTGGTCGTACTGGCGGTCGAGGTCGAGGGTCAGCGGCTCGGCGCTGTAGTGCGTGAGGATCATCGGACGACCTCGAACACGAGGAGTGTGTGCCACTTCACGTCGTAGCCGACCCACAAGTCGTCCTCGGAGCGGATCGCGCGCACACCGTCGTAGTACCGCTCGGAGGTGGTGCCTTCGTCGGTCCCGAACACGACACGGGTGGCGCGGGTCGCGTCGACTCGGCGAGCGCCGGGGCTCCACAAGTCGCGGACCTCCTGCGATCCGGGGTCGACCTTGAACTGGTACGTGAGCACCTGCTGGCCGTTGTGGGCCTTCATCCACGTGCCCATCGCGCGGGGTGCGGTGTCGAGTCGCGCGAGGGCGACGAGTCGGTCGTGGAGGGCGGTGGCACGAGTGCGCTCGCGGAGGAAGCGGACGACGCCGCCCATCGCTTCGGCTCCCATCGTGGACACCATCGGGGCGCTCATGCCGTCGCCTCGACTTCTTCGACCTTCCAGGCGTTCGGTCCCCCGTACTCGTTCACCATGTCGATCGCGCGCTGGAGCGCGTCGGGGTTGCCGGGCTGGATGGTCGAGACGAGTCCGCCGTGGCGCTTGCCGCGCTCGGTGAAGCGGATGGCCTTGTCGCCCTGCTCGATGCTGAGCAGTGTCGGGCGGGTGGGAGCGGTGACGCTCATGGTGCCTCCTTGGTTGGTGTGGCTTACACCTATAGTCTAGCCTGCGGATCGCGTGATGTCTAATCCGGGTTAGCTCTGTCGGACCCTCGCCCACTCCAGCGGGAGCATGAACCGGTGGCCCCGGTCGTCCTCGATCAGGATGCTCGGCGTCTGCGCGATGGCGACGCCGGTGCCCAGCCACACGTCGTGCGTGTTCGGGTTCGTGACCATGACGGGGAAGCCGAGGAGTTCGCGAGGCTCGGGGCGTCGGCGGCGTGCACCACGGATCGCCGGGAGCCTGCCGGGGTTCGCCGTGAACGTCTGGCCGTAGAGCCGGTGCTCCGGGCACGCCCACAGGCCGTTGTCCTCCCGGCGCTCGACGGCGGGTGCCCGGCAGAGCATCGAGTCGACGGGGGTGCTGACTCGCATCTGGCACTGGTGACCGCGGCGCAGTCGTGGACTGGTCACAGTTCGATCCCTCCTCGGAGCCGCCCCAGCGTGGCGCTGAGGGCCGGGTCTATCTCCCGCGCCTGTGCGAGAGGGGGACGACCGTTCGCCGCGGCGTGGTCGTAGCCCTCGAACCCCATCTCGCGCATGCGGGTGTTCGTCATGATGTCTCGGGCTTCGTCGTCCATGCCGATCGCCCAGACTGCGCCGGGGAAGTCGTCTTCGCACGAGCGGCGGATGTTCTCGGCTCGGCGCACGGGGTCTTCGACGGTGGGCGTCTCGTACACGTCGGTGGTGGTCTGGCCGGTGGCGGGGTTCCACATGAACAGGACTGCGCGGGCCATCAGCGTGCTCCTGCCGGGAGTCCGCGTCCGCGGTCCACCGAGCGCTCGCCGGTGTTCGCCTCGCGCCCGGCGCGGGCACCTGCCGCGGCGGCGGCTCCGTCGAATCGTCGGCGGGATGCGCGGCCCTTGCCGACAGCGAGGGAGTCCACGTACTCGTCCACCTTGTGCCGCCGGTCGACCAGCACGAGGTCGGTGCCGGTCCCGGCCTCCTCGATGACGGTGGCGCGGTTCGCCTGGATACGCTCGGACGCTCCCATGCCGAATGCGACGACGTAGGTGTGGCGGGCGCGCACCTTGTCGGCGTCCTGGTGGTAGGCGTACGTGTGCGTGTCGCGGACGGAGTACCACCAGTCCTTCACGGCGAGGAGTGCCTGCACCTGGAGGGACCGGATGAGGATTTCCGCCTGCTGTACGTCGGACTCGAAGCCGATGACGTGCAGGTAAGTGCTCAGGCGACCCTTGGACTGGAGGGCTCGGACGGTGCCGAGCGCTTCACAGACGCCCGCGCCGAGGCTGATCATGTCCTGCCGGTACATGCCCTCGAACTGGATGACCTTCGTGACGATCTGCTCGTGCGTCTTGCCCTCGCGGGCGCGGCGGGCGTCGATCACGGCCTGGTCGATCATGTACTTCGCCATGAGGCGGTGGGCGTGCTCGCGGAGCGCTTCGGCTTCCTCGGGGGTGGTGCGCTCGGCTTTCGCGAGCAACTGGGCGATCAGGTCGATCTTCTTCTCGGACACGTGGGCCTCTCGGTTGGGTTTGGCTTACACCTATAGTCTAGCGTGCGGATGGCGTGAAGTCTAATCCGGGTTAGCCATCCCGAACTGCCTCAGCGTGGCCGGTGGCATGCACCAGCGGCACTCGGTCACTGTGTCGTGAGTGATCTGGTCACCCACGTCGTACTGCGCGATGTCCGAGGCCCGGCGGAACTTCCCGCATCGGTCGCACCGCCAGGCCGTCGGCATCAGCCCTCCTCGGCGACCTTGTTGAGCGCGTAGCGGATCGACTCGACGCTGGCCCCGTGCTCGCGCATCCGGCGGAGGGCGGCGGCGATGTCGCCGAGGGTGACCTGACCGCCGGACTCCAGGGCCACGGCGTCGGCGACATCCTCGTCGGTCTGCTCGGTCTGCTCGGGCTCGTCGGGCCGGTCGAGGCCGTCGACTGCGCGGAGGAACAGGTCGGCGGTGTTGCGGAGGGCGATGAGGTACGTGGCGACCTGGCTGGCGTGGTCGTCGCGGATGCGCTTGATCTGCGGGTGCGGACGGTCGGAGGGGATCGCCAGGTAGGCGTCGAGGATGTCGAGGCGGGAGTAGGCGTCCTGAGTGAGGTGGGCGTCAGCCGCAAGCGCCTGGACTCGCTGGGGAAGGGTCACGTCGCTCATGCGTTCACCAGTTCCTCGGTGACCTCGCGGGCGGCGTCGATGACGCGGTTCTCCACGTCGGAGCCGATGCGGTTCCACACCTTGTCGCTGAGGTCGGGGATGCCCGCCCATCCGTCCTCCAGGGCGGCTTCGGTGAGGGCCGAGTCGATCGCGTCGTCCACGACCTCGACATCGACCTTGTAGTCGTTCGCGAGTTCGGTGCTGTAGGGCTCGTAGTAGCGGTTGGACATGGTGTCTGCCTCTCTGGTCGGTGTGGCTTACACCTATAGTCTAGCCGACCGTGGGTGCCGATGTCTAATCGGGGTTAGCCCCCGAGCGAGCGCCGGACACCGGTGCGGGCCGCGCTCACCGTCCGCGACACCGTGGCCGGGAGGCCCGGCGAGATGTCCGCGGGGTTCGTCATGTGCGTGTTGCCCTGGACACGGAGGTGGAGGAGCGCCTGCGTGAACGCATCGACCTGATCGTCGTGTTTCGCCGTCGGGAACTTCGCCAACTCGTCCACGAGGAGGTGCACCCACTCGTTCCCCGGCTCGCTGGGGTGCGGGAGGTACACCTCGCCCGCGGCGACCTCCGGGGTGATCGCGTAGGCGCGGACCTCCTTCGAGCCCTTCGGGTTCACTCCCTCGATGCCGGTCATCTCGCGGGCGAGCGTGTCGATGACCGCGTAGCCGTTCGCCGCGCGCTCCACGAGTCGCCGGTACACCTGCCTGCCGGTGCCGAGCATCGACTCGGGCTTGGCCCACTCGCGCATCGTCGCCAGGGTGTCGTTGAACACGGTCTGCTGGCGGGTCTGTCCGATGAGGAACTTCCGCCCGTCGCCGTCGCGTGCCCAGCGTTGGCCGACGGTGTAGTCGGACTGCTCGGACTCCTCGATCGCGATGTCCCACGAGTCGAGCCAGGTGAGGCCGGGCGTCGACTCGGGCACGAGGAGCACGGTGTTCTCGCTGACGAGGTGGGGTAGCCGGGTCCAGTAGCGGAACCAGTCGCGGTGCAGGATCGTCCCGCCTGCGGGCTGGGGGTCTTGCTGGTAGAGCGCGGCCCATGCGTACGGGCCGACGGCGGTTTCGAGTTGCGCCCACCGGGCCAGGGCTTCCTCGCGCGTCTCGGTGACGAACGGGGAGTACAGGGGGTCGCCGGGGGCGCGCCCGAGGTCGTCGTGCTCGGTGGCGATGGCCTCGAAGATGATCGTCTCGAACGGGTCACCGGCGGTGTCGACCCAGCCGGTGAAGTCGTCTTCGTGCCAGCGTGTGCCGATGACGATGACGAGTCCGGGGGGTTCGAGTCGGGTGCGGGCGGTGGTCTGCCACCAGTCGCGGAGGTGCTGTCGTCGTGTCTCGCTCGCGGCGTCGGCGTAGTCCTTCACCACGTCGTCCACGATCATGACCTTGAACCCTCGACCGGTGATCGACTGTCCGACGGATCGGCTGGAGATGCCGCCGCGCTTCGTCGTCTCCCAGTCGGTCACGGACCCGGCGTCGCGGGCGACCTCCAGGCCGAGCACGTCGCGGTTCTCCTCGATCATGCGGCGCACGGCCCGGCCCCATCCTGCGGCGAGCGCGGGGGCGTGGGAGATGAGGCCGACCCTCCAGTCGGGGTGACGCATGAGGAGCCAGAGGGGCAGGTACTCGGACGTGGTGACGGACTTGCCGGATCGCGGGGGCATGCTGATGCGGATGAACGCGGAGCCTCCCGCCTCGACCTTCCTAACCGCTCTTAGCAGTCGGGCGTCGAGGTAGTCGAGGTGCGGGAGGTCGCGGTGGCCCTCATTGATCACCTGCGCCAGGCCGAGCGGGGACGCCTCAGCGAGTTCCTGTCGGGCCTGCGCGAGCACGACATCCGCCGCCTCGGGGTAGGCGTTGAGCAGAGCCAGGCGCTCCTCCTCCGGCGCTTCGAGGAGGTAGCCCATCACGTCGACTGTGTTGCTCATGCGCGGTCGCCGTCCAGCCACGGTTCCGAACGACGGTTCGGGGTCGACTCGCTGAGCACGTCCAGCATGAGCGCACGGGAGAAGCCGCCGGTCGACGGGTCGTCCACGAGCGCCGGGATGTCCTGCTCCACCACCCACGCGGGGAGGATGAAGCCGCGCCACGAGTACGACGAGATGGGGCCGGGGTACTCGACGTGCTCGAACTCCGACTGGCCCAGCGTGCACGGGGTCGAGGGATCACCGAGAGTCACGGACATACAACGGGTCATGACTGCTCGCCCTCCGCGATCTGCAAGGTGCGTCGCTTCTGCGCGAGAGCCGCCAGGGCCGCGAGCACCTGCTCCTGATTCGCCTGCATCTCGATCGGCCCGCCGTCGGCACCGGTGACCTCGACCCTCGACGCATCCCGCCACCCGAACGAGTGCGTGAGCATGAACTGCGCGGCCTTCCAATCGGCAGGCTGACCACCCGTCCCCTGCGCCGCACGAGTCACCGTCGCCCGGTACACCTGCTCCGCCCTCGCCCGCGCGTACGCGATCACCATGACGAACACGACGTGGAGCCATCGGTCGGTGAGGGGTTTGGGCCACCATGTCGGGGTCTTCGCGGTCCAGTACCAGGCTCGGGGGTCGCACATGCCGAAGCCGCCGCCGTCCTCGATCCACGCCCAGATGCGGCCTTCTACGTCGTCTTCGTCCATCTCGGTACGTGCCTGGATGATGGCCGCTTCCCCGCGCTGTCTCCAGGTCGTGTACGTCGGCTCGGGGACGAGGGCACTGTGGCATGCGGCCTTGATGCTGTCGCCCTGGAGGATCGCGCTGGCGACGCCTCCGAGTCGGGTGGGGGTCATGGTGCTGACCTGGCCCCGCTTTCGCTTCGCGGGCGTTCGGGGCGGCTGGATAGTCGTCAC